CTACAACTCCATCTCAGGAAATGGTAATATCCCAATTCCAGGTACATATAAACGCTTTAAATTATTATAGATATATTGTTTTGCTTCTTGACGAACTGTTGCATCACAAACGAGATGTTCATTTACAAACTGTGATAGCTCATCACATAATAAATTATAGTAGAAATGACATTCAGGTGTATACGCTCTGAACTCAAAATCGTTCATTTCTTTGACCATTTGTTTTACTATTTCAATGCTACTTTTTGTTGTTTTTAATATAATCATAATTAACGTCTTTATATCCAACTTATAATCATTGACAAACAAAAGAGCTTTTTGCAGAAAAAATTGCTGTTTCTATATGATTGAAACTTCATTGTTGAACAATCTCCCAATCTTCTGCAAACACGTCACTGATAGACGGAATCCATGAATCAGCACGACCAGTATTCTCGTTGTAGATAAGGCATTGGCTTGTATAGTTAATGAAACCCTTGCCTTTCAGAATAAGGTCCTTTGCCGATTGAGGAAGTGACTGCATCTTCGGAACAATATCGCTTTCGATGTGTGCCGGGACTTGCTTGATGACCCACAATCCCTTTCCATTCCAACCTTTTCTACGAATAGCAAGACCAAATTTCAACGCTTCGATTGCAACTCCGAAAGACATCTGGTTAAACGGAGCATTAGGAGCACCATCAAGACATCCAATACGACATTCAAGTGTTTTCACGTAATTACCCATCACTACTTGCTGTAAGCGTAACAAAAATTTTTGGTAGTTGTCTGTTACCACTTCATCCATCTTTCCAGAATCAATGAAAGCAACAAGTTTATCCAACCTGTCATACAAGTCTTTCATTTCAATATGCAAACGGTCAAGAAAGGTGTCTGCACACTTGTATGATTTCTCAAACGCTTTGGCAGGCGACCAACTTTCGTAACCATCTTCGTATTTAACACGATAACCTTGCTCGGTTTCTTTATGGTTTTCAATGTCCTTACCATAGGGGTTTCTACCCGTTTCTTGAACGAAGTCGCCCAATGTCATAGGCTCGGCTTCAATCTGTTTTGTTTCAATGTACTTTTTCATATTTTTATTTGAAAACGTTTAAAAATGCCTTAATTGTCTGGCGCATATCATACACGCACTGTGGGACCACATTATTTTCTGGAAGGCTATCAGCAAGTATCATATCACGCACCATAGTTGCTGACACACCATCTTCACAAGTGTTTCTGGCAAGTAAAGATAGAGACACGTTATTCCTTAAAAGAAATCCTGGAAACCAAGATGTGATGGTCTCAAATCCATCAGAGTAATAGATGGTGAAATCAGACTGGTTGATTTTGCTAACAATAAACGAATAAAGATAAAAACCCCAATCGTGACTGTTGTCAGATTCATCAGAAAGGTCAGCAAGCTCAACAATCTTCGTTTTTTCGTGAAGAGAATGGTCTTTAATCGCCTTTTCAACAAGCTGTTTTCGGATAGTCCAAGGTATCGGATTCCGTTTTGAGAGTTTATCTATTGATCCAATAATAACTAAAACTTGCTCATTCTCGTCACAAGCCTTCTTTATCAGCTGTAGGTGTCCATTATGTATAGGCTGGAATCGAGCCAATATTACTCCTGTTTTCATAACTACTCAAATAAGCTGATGGTTATTTCTTATTAATCATACTTCTCACTATGATTGCAATTGCATGTACAAGCAATGAAATTGCAATAATGGCAAAATGAACAGCAACTCCTCCCCAAAGAGGTGAAGTTACCCACCACCATGACCAATTGATTACATTGCACAACTTTAATGTGATAAACACAATTGCCAGCAATCCTAAGAATCCGATTCCATTACCGGATGTTTTTGTTTGACTACTCATAATAATGCTTTTAGACGGACAATAAGAAGAAAAGCCGTATCTTTGCGGTTAAAAGCTGATTGAAATGAATCCGTTGATAACGGCTTTCCTTCTGAGATTTGCTATAAATAGCTGTAATACAAACATTAACGCCAACTTTACGACCAATGTAAATGTTAATGTTAACTACGACATCAATCTGGACTTGACATTAGCAGTGTCAATTACTGCCAGTTTCGCGGTTTGTATTGCAAGCTACTTTATAGGCAAATGGATTGTCCGTAGATTTAACAATTGATTTATTTTTATCTTCCTCCATGCAGTAGTTGGCTGCATGGTTGTATTTTTGCAGTGCATACGAGAATCGAACTCGTGATCTCTACAGTGACAGTGTAGTGTTCTAACCACTGAACTAATGCACTATAATGTCATATCTCTTTTGATTCAACTTTACGAATAGCCGCTGTCATTTTGATTTCACAACCATATTAGCCCTATGGTTGTTATCTTTGGGGAGTAATTGCAACTCCCCATTACTTTGTTTACGTTTTCGATAATAATATTCTTTATTATAAGCTCTTAGATAGTCACGCCTATCTTGGTAAGTTCTTAGAGTGCCCTCTTCTTTTTGTTTGTAATAACGTTTTTTAGCACCTTCTCTATTCTTTTTTTTACGTAACTCGTCTCTTTTTCTCTTCTCATCTAAGATTTCTTTCTGGTGAGATAAAGAATAAAGCAATATACTAATCTTTGTATTCACAATACGTTGGTTCCGCTTTTTGACATATTGTGCCACTTGACCACTATTTACTTTATTACGGTAATACATCGCATTTCGGTATTTGTGACTATGATAAAAAGCATTGTTTTTTCTTTTTATTTCTTCTTTATGCTTTTGATAGTATTGTCTGGCATATTCTTTTAGCCTTTCTTTATGCTTCTGATAATATGCTCTATAGTATTCTTTCAATTTATTGGATACTGTCATATAAATCAATTTAAAATCGTGGAAAATTAATTGCATCCCATTTGAGGCCCATGCAGGAATCGAACCTGCGATCATGGTTTTGCAGACCATTGCCTTACCACTTGGCTAATGAACCAGAGAGCTGGAAGTTTCACAACTTCACAGCTTTGCGGAAAGAAAAATAAGCTAATCCAATAACAATCTTTTTACCTTTAAATATGCGTTCTTAGGTGGATTTGAACCACCGACCTGATGATTAACAGTCATCTGCTCTACCACTAAGCTATAAGAACAAATCCGCAAAGGCTTAAATAATTTTCTTATCTTTGCGGACGCAATGAAAAAGAAATTTTTCTTTCTGTCCTTTACAAAGGGAATTGCATTTGAGTTGGGGCGGCTCACCATAAAAGCCGTAGAAATGCTATTCTTGGACTGATAGAAACTCTTTAAATTGAAAATGAATGGAATAAAGCCACACAAAGCAGAGCCAACCTGCTATCTTCATTTGTGAAACTGCAATAAAACCAATCAAACGTTTATATGTGAGAGTTTCACGTTCTGTGTGGCTCCATTCTCTTTATCTTAACCTGCTTTAATTAGTCATCTTCAGAAATTCTGGAGTTACCCCATACAGCGACGTTTTTCCGTCCCATTTGTCAATAAACTGTTTGTATAGAATTTCTTTAGTTAACCCTTTCGATGTGATAAGAGCCTGTTCGGTTTTTAATCTTTCCAGTTCGTTTTGCTTTTTCTGCTCCTCGATTTTCTGATCAATAACGGAAATATTAGTGTTGACCTCGTTTCTATTATCAATCTTTTCCCGGACTCTCTTACTAAACTCTAATTGAGCAGAAAACGATTTTAAATCTAACCCTCGTTCTTTAAACTCTGCTCTAACAATATCCTCTAGCTGCTTTTCAAAAGCTAAAGAGCCACCATCGGCCATAAGCGTATCTGTTTTATACTTCCGGCTTTCTTCTTTAATTAGGTCGTAAATACGCGGTTCCAAAATGTTATCCTCCAAGGACCTCATAAAACCATCGCCATTGCCTATATGCTTATTATCGAAAACAACATCAATCGCTTTGTCTTTAATTACTCTATATGAGTATAAAGGAGTAGCCTCAAATTCCGTATTGTCAGCAGCTTTCAGAGTAACTGCTCTCTGGAAACCTCCTCGCTGTTCAAACAACGGTACCTGGAATAACTCTGTCCCCCATTCCCATGTAGAAACCTTTCCGGACACAATCTTAAAATCGTTTTTACCTTTTTTACCGTAATTCTCCATAAGGACGCCGGCATAGTTAGGAGCAACACGCTCACAAGATGAAAAAATCACTGTTGCCATAAGAGCAACCAACATAAACTTAATCTTCGTTTTCATGTTTTTTGATAATTAATTTAATGATGTTAATAACTGGATAGCAAACCCCAAAACATATAGCAATTCCCAACCAAGCGTCAACATGATTGAATACTCTATTGCCTATGAATAAGACTGCTATCATAAAAAAGAATTGTTCTATATACTTTTTCATCGCATATTAAGTTTGGTATATTTCAAAGAACTCTTATTGACTTATGTCATTGTGCCGCAAACAGGAGTCGAACCTGCACCGTCCTTTCGGACGAATGGATTTTAAGTCCATCGTGTCTACCAATTCCACCATTGCGGCATCATCTTATCAAGACTTAAAGAACAAAGAAAAAATCCGAATAAAGAATGAGTTTCTGGTTTTCATCTTCTCCAACTCTTTATTGTCTTTTCTCAATTTCTTAATGTCTGCCTTATTGGAAGACACGTGTGTTTTAGCTCTCGTATTCAACTCCACTAAGGACTGAACCAATTGTCTCAAATTGGCAATAATATTTGCCCTTTCAGATATGATTTGCCCTTTCATACTATAATTAATTTAATTAGTTAGTGGCGGAGAACCGGACTCGAACCGGCGACCTCTTGGTTATGAGCCAAGCGAGCTACCAACTGCTCCATCCCGCTATGTAACGGCTATTTATGACTAAGTATCTTAACAGCCGTTAGTTGACAGAATTTTGAAAAACTGTCCTACTTTGAAAGATTCTTCTTACCTTTGCGAATATATGCCAATCGCATGGGTGCTGATTGCCTTTACAATGAGAAAATGCCTACGAATAAGAGTGGATTTCGATGTAGCAGCATCGTTAAAATCTATCGCTGACATTATCTGGGCTTTCAGAGGAAGAAAGACTTCCAACAAATGATGATTTGTATATCTCAATCCTCCAGTTCTCTTGCTGGAGGATTTTATTTGTTTCCAAAATCAGCAGGGGTCTCACCCCATTCTTTGTTGTTCCAGTGTCGGACTTCAATTGTATCAACATCCCATGCAAGAGTTTTAAGAAATATCTCGGCTTTCTGAAGTTCTTTGCATTTCTTCTTGGATGCTGTTTTTTTGTTTTGAAACCAAGCTATTGCTGTTATACTATCTGTATAGATAATTCTGGGAGAATAATCATTTTCTATGATATATTTTGCCGCTTCAACAACGCCTAAGAACTCACCAATATTCACCGTTTTATTACCCAGGTTCTGATAAAAGATCCGCTTACCGGTCCGTAAATCTATCCCCTGAAACTCTGTTATTTTATTTTTCGTGGAATGAGCTGCGTCTGTAGCTATTCCCTCTACTGGAATTTCTATCATATTCTACCAATATTGAGCGGGTGTGGGAATAAGAGCCACAGCACCATTTATCATTACCGGTTTTATTTCTACTGTCGAATTAACCCAAAATTTACAAGGCCACTCTCCTTCTACTTTAGCAAGATTAACAGTGCTATAATACGAAGCACGTCCTTGTGCTTTTATACAAGCCTTTTTTCTTTTTCTCGGAAGCTTAGGTTTTCTACTTTTTGAGAACTTTTTTTGCTGCGACATAATGACCATCGTTCTGGAATGCGGTTAATACAATGTTTGCTGACTTACAGAAATCATCAATTACCAGCAATAGATTTTTGATGTCTTTACGTTTTGACAGTTCCTCTACAACCCCATCAATAGTACGAACAGAATCTTTGACCCCATCCAGCGGATCGTATTTGATTGTCTTGTTTCCGAACTTTACTTCCACTAAATACACAGCGTTCTTTACAACTGTAGAAGTAATCTTTGCATCAAAAGCATGTGGTTCCGCTGCTACAACGATGTATCCAGCCTTTTCATTTTTCATAGGAACCATTTGTACATCATAAAGCACATTCGGCTCAATAATTGGCTCTAGCTCATGTGTTACAATACATACTTTTTTAGGACCCTTTGCGTCTTCTCTAACGCCCTTAATGTAACCGGTTTTAGTATTGATAGAAACAAATCCTACCCATGACTCTGTACGGTCTGACTTAATAAATTTCAATTTTGTTTTTATCTTATCCATATTCCTATGATTTTTGTTTACATATAAAAGCCTCACCAACTATTTTGTTAAGATGGTGAGGCAAAGGTACGACTTTGTTTTAAATTATGACATCAATTTATTAATTATTTTATATTTAATCAACTGTTATACAATAGATTAGCTATATATAAAACTAAATATAATACTTAATATAATTGACTATATTACAGATATTTACAAAAATCACTATTAGTATATCGAAAATGTCAATAATCAGCTTCAATATCATCCAAAATTTGTTTCACTTTTGGTATTGCGAATACCCCATTTTCATCTCGATATTCTATAGTATTAACCGAGATACCAATCTGTACAAGGAACAACAAGGTGTTTTCAAGTTCATAATCCGGGAAACTACAGAATTTCACGCCTTCTTGCAGATGTACTGGGAGATTCAGTGCTGCCCCCAGTTGAATAGCATCATCTTCATAAGCCTCAAAATGAGATTGAATATGAAATAATACTAAACCATGTGCGTAGTCATTCTTATAGAACTTATACGCTTCAATGTACAGATTGTCCATAATTTATAATTTTATTTGTTTAGAAATACACTTATCGCATATACCATCGTTTCGCATGTATTTGACTTTCGATAACTGGAGTCCACATTGCCTACAATAATATACGCGCTTGGGTTTAACTTTTATCGCATATAAAATTTTACGTTTATTGACATCATATATACCAGAAAGTTTTTCAAGTATCTGGTTGTGTGTGAATTTGTTTGTTTTCATCAATTTCCAATAATCATATCGGATTAACTTATCTCTTGCTTCTTTCTGATTCAACAAGCCATTGTCTCTCAATACAATAATATAAGGATATGGAATATTGGTTATATCCGAAATCTTTTGAGCATACAAGTCATAAATCTGTGCATCACTCATTTCTTTATCACTATTTTAGTTTGAAGGATTATAGATTTGGAATCTTCAATATCGCGTATAAGATTAAATGAATCTTCCAATAGGGCCAACATAACACGATTACTTTCTTCGTGTGTCATACTTTCCCAGTCAATTTCTAATTGTTTAGCTATTTCTTTCGCTAACTCATAAAACTTATTTGTTTTCGGAATGTCTGTGACATCATATATTTCGTTTTGCTTTTGACCGAACAATAAACGGCTTAACTCATAATAACGAAAAAACGCCTCCAAAGTCTTCTTCTTATCTGGAGGCGCAATAGATAATTTGTTTTTTGTCATATTTATAAATGATTATATACGATTATCAACAATTTATGTAATTTTGCAACCAACATGGTAAGATTAGTCATGCTGGTTGCCCTTTTAGTAGCAAACCTTGTCGATGCACCTGGAATATCATGGATCAATTATACCACCCTGATTTATGATATTTTCTCAGCCGCCATCGCAAGGTTTGCAGGACTAACCAAAAGGAGTCAAAAAGACTCTGCAAATTGATGAATTTTATCTGTATGGCTGGAGAATATATCTCCGGCCTTTTTTAAGTAATAGTTGGAACTGGATGGAGTTAGTTTAGAAAACCAAGTGCATTTTTGGAAAATTAATTGGCTACAATTGTATTCAATTATCAATAAATAGCAGTATCTTTGCTGAAACGATTAATAAATATTTATCATTATGAGTATAGAAATTGGAGACAGTGTAAAAATTGTCAATGCTATTGATCCTATAAAGATGGTTGTTATAGATAAAATAGACAATGAACATTTAACCGCAGTGTACTGGAGTCATACCCAAGGAGCATATCTTACAATAACAGGAAATATAAATGCTTTCGTAAAAATCGACTAACAAGCCCATTGCTTTTTATAATAAAACATAGGAACACACAAAAAACGTATCTCGACAACAATATACGAAGAATCAGTGTCCCTATATTTTTTTGCTTCAATAATAGCTTTCATATAACAAAATTTTAGTCTATAACAATATCATATTAAATAGATACAATACCAGATACCAAAGTACTGATATTGACAACTACAGTTTTCTATAGAATAGGAAAGATGGAAAAAGAATGGTTGTTATTTTTAGTTATTACACCAGAATGACAAAATTCTTTTTTAACACCAATTTCGGAATTCCACAACTTATCGAATAAGCCGAAATTAAATAGTTACAAAAACTTATTATATGTATCAATAACAATTTCCAGTAACTCCATTGATTTCCCTAACGAGTCATACGCATCATTAATTACGTTATAACTTGCCTTTAACGTCTTTAGTTCACTCTCGGAATAAGGATATGTTATAACTTTAATTAAGTATAATGTTTTCTTAGCTTCAATGAGTTCAGAAATTGATTGTTTCTTGCGTTGGCATGTTTCATAATATTGTTGATACGCATCACCTAATTTGGAATTAAAATTTCGATTATAGAGGTCTAATTGAATTGCGATAGATTTGGTGTACACCTCGTTTGCAAACATTGTTATGTCGGAATTAAGTGTATTTAATTCATAAGTCAATTTAAGGTATGACAATTCATGTTCAAGAGAATCGACTCTCTGGACAAGTGTTTGTATTTCCTTTTGTGAATCATTAGATTGTGCATGGACTGAAGAAAAAGAAAGCACAAATACAAGAGAGCATAAAAATTTATTCATATAAATATGTGTGTTAAAAGTGTTTATAGCCAAAACTGTATGGTATTATATCGTGGACAACAACTCAAAATCTTCAATAGATATTTTGTCTATTGAGACAAGCCATTCAAGATAAGAAATATCATCTTTAATGTCACGAAACTTTTGTCCCTTATATTTCCCAAAATCAATTACTTGGTCTGCAATAGATATATCTTCCTGTTTTTCGACATCTGGATATAATTGTTTAAGTTCCTCAAAATCAACTTTGAAAAGCCTGTCTGTTTTTTCTAGCCAATGAAGATATTGATAATCTATCTTATAAATGTCACCAAAAGTTTTCCCCTTATATTTACCAAACATAAGTATTTCATCCGCTTTATGAATGGGAAATATTTCATTAAGCGATACACCGGGAACATCAATCAAAACCCATTCTCCACATCCAGCGCAAGGGATTTCTTCGTCTTTGATATTTGGATAACATTCCTGCCTATATGTATCATCAGGCTTACCATTTACAAAACACTTGCCATAAGCCTTACCATATTTGCCACGCGGCTTTACAGTTTCGACTAAGAAGGTTCTATCTTGATTTGGATCAATACGTCTTTCCTCGCTGGATGAACGTGCTAATCCTAACTCACATCGTTTAACCAAGAATGGAGTTCGTTTCCCTATATTGTAATAAATACTAAAAATATTATCGTGTGGGTACATAGCTTATTTTATTTTTATTATGAATTAATTACACAGACTGACATAATTAACAGGATTGTTCAATGTACAAAATCATTTCCAATTTGTCTGGTAAAGGTAATAATTTATTTTTTAATTACAAATTTGTTGCAGCATTTATTCTAATAGGATTAGCTTAGATAAGAAAAACAGAAAAATAGTTATGATATTGGTGTATTTTTGCAATCAAACCAATTGATGATACAATGAATACAAAAGAAAAGCAAGACCTCATTGAGTTATTAGTAAAATTTGTAACAAGAGCTTTTGGCCCTGAAGTAACCCCTTATGAAAAAGAGAGAATTTGGGTTGGGTGCCAAACATACGTTTCCACATGTCCGCAAGTTTTTTTTGAATCTTGCCGACATGGAATTCCTCAATATCATATTGATAAAGCGTTAGAATTATCTCAGAAAATGATTGATAACCCTAAAATAGCTGGAAATATAATAGAATTTTAGCGTTGGTCCATATAGGCTAGTCCAACAAGGTCCCAAACCTTATCTGCTAGATATACTTCTATCAGCCTTACTTCATTTGCTATATTCGCATCATTAAGGGGGTATTTCCCCTTACATGTTTGTTTTGCACGTAACCTTTCCAGAATGTCTGTATCAACAGTTACCTTGAAAAGTTTAGGAGCTTTTTTATTCTCTTCTTCTATTTGGGGAATAATTTCAGTAATAAAGTCAAAAGATGTCTTCTGATCATCCAATATGAACTCTACCAAACGGTCGGTATTGTGTAAGGCATATCTACTTTTTAATGCCAAAAATAATTTTGCATTTTTAGGTTCTTCCATATTCTTCCATATTCTTTATTATTTTCTATAGAATAGAATGAAAAAAGGGGAATGGTTATGTTATTGGATTTATTTTGAAAAATTTATTAACCACAATTGTGCTCAATTATCAATGATTTTATATATTTGTGATTAAAAACAATTGATACTATGAACATAAAAGAAAAAGAGCAAATTGAATTGTTAAGTAAAGTTATTGGAAGACGAATCAACCATGAAAACGACTCTTATATCGCAACACGTATTTGGGATGGGTGTTGCACCTATCTTTCTGCCAATAGACAACTTTTTTCAACTTTCAAGAACGGTATTCCCGAATATCATGTAGAAGAAGCTATAAAAGTTGTAATAATGTATATCAACGACCGACATAAACCTGCTTTCTATCCAGAAGACTAACGCACAGAAGAAGCCTGCATCGCAAAAGCAAGCACCTCTCCTGCAAAATTATTTATTACATTTAGAGCGTAATTTTTCCAATGTTCAGAAATTTGTACCCCATATTCCTCTTCCAATTTCTGAACATTGGAAGGATTAAATTCTATATTTATGAGTTTTGATAAATGCACGCACTTATCCTCGATTTCTGCCAGTACGTCATATACATTCTCAACTGTTGCTTTATCATCTAATACCAATTCCTGAATATTATCTGCTGCCCATATAACGGGGTATCTTTTATGCAACGCCAATGAAAGTTTTCTTTCTAAAGAAGTTGAATGTATATCTATATTGTTACTTTCGTTTGTATGCAACTCTTTTTCCATACTATCTTCTTAAAATTGTTTTCTATAGAATAGAAAAAAAGAAGAAATACGGTTATGAAAAAGGTATTGAAATCATAAATAATATGCCAGCTCTTATTACCAGACAATCATCTTTTAGTTCTAAAAAACGATATACCCAAAGCATAAATAACGACACCAATTACCCCAATAGCTAAGAAAAACTTATACAGTAATTCATAATGTTCGTTATACATATAGTCCAATAAAATGGCACTGCCTGCTCCTACTATAATAACTATCGCACTATTTCCTTTTGACAACCGTTTTTGGGGATTCTCTAATAACCCAAATGGAAACATTAGTACCAACATTATAATAATCCAAATAATAACACAAATGAACGCAACCATAGCAATTATTTTTTTTCTATTTTAACTGTATAGCCCAAAACATCTACTATTTTAAGCATTGTGTCTATACTAATAATTGATTTTTTAGATTCAATTTTAACTATTGTAGAATACACAAAACCAGTTTTTTCAGCCAAAGCTCTCTGTGAAATTGCTTTTTCTTTACGAATTAATGCTAATATACTTCCTAATTCTTGTGCATCATTTATACGATATGAATGTTGGCCGTTCTCAATTACAAGAATATGCTGTAGTGCTTTAATATACGACATCATATTCCCCATCTCAAAATTGCTACTTCCTTTTTCTAAACGATATATAGCAGTAGGCATAACCCCCATTTGAAAACAAACATCTTTCATTTTAATGGTAGATTGCTTTCGTATATCTGCAATTATTTGGCAAAATTCTTGTCTATTCATGTTCTTATAATTTAATACTACAACAAAAATAAGCAATGCATTTGATATACACAAATAATACTTATTTTTTCCTTATTATTTTCTCCTCCACAAACCCAACGACCTCATCTATCTTGCTTATACAGTCCTCCATCAAGCAGATGTAGTCCTGCATCTTTTCTCCTCTGGAAGACATTTGTAATCCATCTGGGAGAGAATCGTAGGAGTCTTGTTCTTCATTTAAGATGTCCTCCAGTTCTCCCTTCGCTTCTTCCAGGGAACTAATAACATCGTTGAATCTACCTTTCCTTTCTTTGTTCATTTATTTAAATACGATTATATTCGATTATACACATTATTATTAAATTTGTAGCCAACTATGATAATGAATATCATGTTGGCTACTATTATTTGAAATAAATATTTTTATCATGTACAAAACACCTAATAAATATTACGAAGACAACCACAAAGAAAACAGTAAACTGTCTTTTAAAGCTTTTCAGAAAAGATCAGAATTTTGGCAGGGTGTACTCGTAGCCAGCGCAAGCCTATACGGGATATTAGTTTCCCTCCATGATAATTTTCAAGAACCGCTATGTACCCGCGTGGTATTTCTTTGTCTGACAGTCGTGTTGACCATTGGTGTGAGTACAGCTGGCGTAACTCTATACAACTACGCAATTCTTCTTGAACGTCATAGGCAAGAGGTCGAGAAGGAATTATTATCTGCATTGAATAAAGATGCTCTGGTGTCGGAGGTACATACCGGTTTATCAAAGAAGGAGGAGTTTGTAGAATGGTTGGCTCTGTTTGCATTGCTAAGTACACCTTTTCTATTACTCGCATACACCATCCTAAAAATGTACGTGAATTAACCTTGTCCCTGTCTTTCCATAAAGGCATCCTCCAGTAATATTCTTCCGGGAACTTGCAGAATGGATGATAGCATGGATCATCCATAAGAGTAAAAGGCATTCTTCTCATAGCAAAAATTCTTTGCTAAAATACCCTTTTGCAATAAGCCACTTAATCATAGACACACAACTGTCAAAAGGGCTGTTCTCGATAGGAGTACCAGCAAAACAATCTACGGTATATCTACATACGGAGAAGTTATACCCATCCTCATACTTAATCAATTCTGGATGGTGAAGAACATTTGGTCGGTCGCAAGGAATCTCATAAGGAAGCAGTTCAAGTAACCGGACCAAGCTCCATGCTGGAATGTCATTGTTGTCTATGTTTTCCAGTGATGGTGGACACAATTGTAGTTCCCATTCCAATGAATCAGTGCTTGATTTTGTACAGCGATATACCAAATCTGCTGTTTCAGGTTTTACACCTAGCTCTATTAATTGTTGCGACTGCTCTATGCTTGTTGCAACTTGTGTTGTAAACTGTGCCATATCGTTATCATTTTTTCATTAGTTCTTCTTCAAATTCGGCAATGATACAGTCTGCATCACCACCATGTACCCAATTCTCTAAAACAGAAGCCAGAATTTCTATAGCTCTTTTCTTGGCATCTTCTTCACCTTGCTTGTAGGCATCCATGCCTATTCGATCTATGTCTCCTAAAAAATCATAACTCATTTCTCTAAACAGATTTAAAATGTTCTATAAGCTCTTTCACCGTTGCCTTATGACTACAATGGAACCATGCCGCCTGTACACTATCTTTAATATTTTCTCGTGCATAATTGATGTCATCGTCATCGCATATAAACCAAATATTTTCAGGAGGATATACAAACCATTGTGAATCGTCAGTATCGTCTCTCAATGCGGCTATGGCAAGGAACAAAGCCTCATTAGTTCCGCAATGAATATACCCATTACATTGTTCAGGAGGATATGGAACATCAATTCCAAACATCTCATCATTGTCTGTCGCTAAAAAATCATCGTTTATATACCTTTCATATCCTATTTTATACCCTAAACGAACTAACTTATCTCGAAGCTCCGGTGTGTTTTTGAGTATAAACACAGGTGTTGTAAATCCCATAGTTAATCCTCCGTTTCTATCTTTACTTTGGCACGTATTACAAATATTCCACTACATGAATTAAAAACATCGCATGGATCTGAATACAACCTATCACCTAAATAAGTACCACACTCATTCTTTAAAGAACACTCTAAACAAGGGGATTCGCTCGGTATGACAAACTCATGCAAAACTCCATTAATTATTATTCCATTATTTACTTCCATAATCATTTCTTTCTTCTATGTGTTTTCTTATTTTTGTTTTTCTTTCAATTCTTCAATCATCCGTTCAAGGCGATTGTATTCATCTCTCCCAGCTTTATAAGACTGGTCAATGCAATCACGACAGAATTCCAGACGTTTAATTTGTTGTTCCAATGTTTCGTTCATATTTCTTATTATTATATTTTATTCCAGAGGACAATCACTGGGAATATCAACTTCGTCACTTTCGTAGGGTCGAAGTGCAGCGGCTACTGTCCTTTTTAATTTTTCACAGAAGAGTTTTACGTCATCGTCACAAAACCAATCATACGGTTCTGGGTCTGGAAGAATTGTACAATGCGGACATTGTGTACATTTCTCGATTTCATTAACTATTGTTTTACCCATATTGTATATCAACTTTAATTAAACCAATGTTTTCAATATTCCAATCGCTTTTGCTATACTCAAAACTTCCTTCTTTGTTTTTACGGAAGCTGGAATAATTGTCCCATTTGCAGACTTAGAATAGGTCTTGCCACGACATAATTCATAATCGTAACCCATTACTTGTTTCTTACGAGAGAAACCTATACATCCATATTGCAGCGTCCATTCAGAACCACCTCCAAACGGCATATAGTTACCTTTATCATCAGACCACGAATTTTGATGACGTCTTGCATGAAAATAACGAGTACCAGGTTGATTATACAATAGCACTTCGTATGCACTATTAATTGAACGATTATGTAAATTCAATCGTTCGCAATTTAATCGTTGTTGGGTTTCAATCGGTAAATCACAGAATTTCATATTTATTCTTATCTGAGTGTTGGTTTCTCGAATGTAATATTAGGCAGAAGAGAGTCGACTTTATTAGCAATTCTACAATTCCATTCTTGTTCTACATTTGATATAGCTTCCATTATCTTACCGAAAAGGCAAACTGGAATTTCATCGCAGCAGGGGTCTATAAAAGAGACACATCCTTTTTCATCTATCTTATACCGTATTAAAAGCTGTTTACGGTCATCTGTAATTCTCTTTTTACTCATTTACGATATTTAATAAGTTAAATTTCCATCTTTACTAATAGTAATCACCCCGCTCGTTACCCCAACAAAATAATACTCGGCCTTTGAGATGATGCCTTTGTTTTTCTCCAACATGTGTTCTGCTTCTATTTTATCAAAAGCGGTAACTAAGCAAAGTGTATTATCAATGCATAGTCTAAAAATAAATGTTCCCATATTAATTACTATCTTTTTATTAGTTAATTTTCACCCAAATACGAGAACCGGGTAAATCTGACTTAGCTGACATTACATGAAATGCCAACACCTTTTTCACATCTACGCGGTTCCCTTTGATTGTTCTTTTAACTTTTTCAGCACTCACAAAATAAGTGTATTCACGTTCACCATTTAGATGTTTGTTAAGAGCTTCTTTTGCGTCAGATTCCTCTTTAAAAACATCATAAGAATATGCGTTATAGGTCCGTTCTCCATCCAATTTAAATTGTAGCTGATAAAAGACTTCATTTGTTTCTTTATCAAAAGATTTTCCTATTCTTATCTTCATTTCTATACATTTATTAGTTAAAGAGCACACCCTAATAAAAATAAAGTGTCGAATTTTAAAATTATTGCTGAAATGGATGCGCCCTTTGTTTTTTATTACTACTTTTACAACTGTCGAATTTAAAAAATTATTGTTTATGAAATTAACTAGTGAAATTATCAACATCCTCAACGCAGGTGGAAGTGTAAAGATTAACTGTAAATCAAAACTAACTTCAGAACTAATCAACATTGCTATGGCTGCGTCAAAGAATAACGTAACTCTCATTTGTACCAATGCAGGATGCAAATTAACATCAGAGCTAATTAACATAGCTGCTGCTGGTAAAGGACATGTTGTTTTTGAATTAGACTAATGTTTAAAGTCAGGGCGTGCACAACTATTGCTACCTGACTTTACGTCATTTTCTATTGTGTAATCCATTTGTACAGTTTTTCGGCAACTTCAATGATGGATTCTTTATCACAGATTTTCACCGATACTTCCACACACCATCTACGCAAATCCATTTCCTGTTCTTTAGGTGTCATTGCTAAATCTTTTGTTTCTGATTTTTCTTTCATACATTCTTGTTTTTTGTTTTGTTCCTCTAATTTGCAACAATTATGTTTATCATCTTGCTTCCAACATGGAAGCCCTGAACCTGAATATAAGTCACAATAGTCACAACCGTCCCAATTTGGGCGTGCTCTACATACATTGATAATATTTTCCCTTTGTTTGTGAGAAAGAAAATAACTTCTTAATCTTTCCGCATTATTAACATTAGTTGCCATGTTCTCAAAATTTATCATTTATAGACTCTCTTATCTTCTTGTCGGTGCCGGTTTAGTTTTAAACATATACAAATCTTTACCATTATTATCAAGAAGATAATAATCCGGTTTTACTAATGTGATCCAGTAATCTGTAGGCAGCAAACGTTCGTCTCCAAAAGAAGGAGACGTGTATTGGCTAGTTGGAACATAATGAGCTTGAAACAAAACCTTATCATTGTTATATGTTGACATGATTCTTGTTATATCTACATCAGAAAAATGTTCCAAGACCCCATGTGTTACCACTACTGTAGATGATTCAAAAAACTTAGGTTCACAAATATTCTCTTTAACATAAAACAATGGGACTTTTCCTAAGTAATTATCCGTGGATATTGAGAGTGTGTTCTTGCAACATAGCTCCAACATAGGAATATTGATGTCAGAGAAGACGACTTTTGAAATTTTCTTTACATCAGAAACACCTGTTAATCCAAAATAATTAAACAATCTCTCTCCTATTTGCGAAATAGCAAGGCTTACAGTACCTATTCCACATCCTTCCTCCTTTAAGATAAGGGGTGCTTTCAGGTCGTAGGATATTTGTTGTATATTGATAATTATTTCTTCTATAAACCGGTTATATTTTTTACAAAAGACATTCACATAACTGTCGTTACAGACACGACTTTGATAGAAATTATCCCATGTATTCACAGACTCTGTAATATTATCTTTGCTCATATCTCCTTTTGATTCTCAAATTATTCCTCATCAACATACACCTCTTTCTTATTGTCAGGCCAAGATTTACGAATCAGGGAAGTGATCTTCTTTCTTTGAAGTCTCTCGATAGCTTTTCTTTTGGCTTCGGCTTTATTATTAGCCGAAACCACTATTTCAAAAGCATCCAAGTCAATCGTCACTCGGTATTTTTTCATATCATTTTTCTATACTTTTTCCAGATCACTGCTTGCTGCAATTCCTTTTAAAACAGCTCCTCCAACTTCAACACGATAAAAGTAAGAAGGCTGAACATTGTTATCTGAATCTTCAGAAAATGACGGATACACTTTCTTTACTCGACCAATTTTCCCAACCATTGCCGGTTGCAAATCATTAGAGACAATTTTCACATTATCCCCAACATTAAATTTTAAATTTTCCATATTATTGTTGTTGAATTATGCAACCTTACGTTGCGTTGTTACTAATATTTTACATAATGCCTCACAAAGAACTCGTGCCATATTAACTTCTACGGCATTTCCTATATACTTTTTCTGTTCTGCTTTTGTTCCTATTAGCATATAATCTTCTGGGAATCCCATAATACGTTTCAACTCTGGAATCGTTAGCATTCTCATTTTTATGTCGGAAATACCATACATAGCCATGAATTCCTTTATTTTCTTCATTACATCACTATCTGTGTCATATATCTCATATACCAGTCCTCCTGGAAACATCTTAATAAAGCCAGGTAGCTCTCCCTCTCCAGATGCTTCAATCAAATATGGTGGCATCTTATCCATTCTAGCGATTAACGTAAAACAAGGTTTATCTACTGATCCACCAGCAGAATTAAATTGAGGATTCATCAAGTAATGCCATTTACGGTTTGCAGTAATTACTGGTGCCGGTTGATTTATACTTGTGCCAACATTCTTAAAATTTGTATTTAAAATCCAAGGTTTACAGCTTACAAGGCTATATTTGGGATTAACAGTAATACAACCTAGTGGTTTATCCAGCGAAGAAGGCTTACTGTTTCCGTATTGTTGGTCAATAAACACAGAAGAAATTAATGAAAATCGGTCTTTTGTTGTTACAGTTGGTGCTGGTTCATCTACAGATTTACAAAATCCATTTCCATAATGAACAGAAATAAATGCTTTTCCGGTTAGAATATTTAAACGGTTTATGCAAGCAACACCAAGTCGATTTTGAGTAGATATTACTGGACATGGATCCTCAACTCCCAGAGCATTGTACTTTCCAGCTTTACTCATTGAGTTATACTTAACCATGAAGGCATCTTTTCCACCTGCTACAAACTTAATAAGTCCTGCATAAATTCTTAATAAAGAAGAATCTACTAAAGGTGTTTTCCGACCAAATATACTTTTCCCTTCATCATCAAAGTCTAACACTTCTCGTACTGCCTTCCAGTTCTTTAATTTTGGGTCTGGCTTTTTAGAATGGGTTTGCTCTGGAAAAACAATAGGTAAACTCCCTTTCGCAAATATTCCGAAAAATCTCTTCCTAGAAGTGTAAGCCCCATAGTCTGCTGAATTTAATATTTTATGTTCAAATTTGTAGCCATAAGACCTTACGCTATCCAGCCATCTCAAATAAGATTTACCTTTATCACGACTAATGGGTTTACCGTACTCATCCAAATCTCCCCATGACATAAACTCTTCTACATTCTCAATTTGAATATAGTCTGGGTTAATAGCCTCAATATACCGAAACAAGTGCTCTGCAAGTGTTCTACTATCTGCATCTCGTGGTTGACCACCTTTAGCTTTCGAGAAATTAGTACATTCCAACGAAGCCCATAAAACTATCAATGCTTCAGGGTATTCAGCTCTGCATTTTTGTAGATGGGAAACTAAAGGAGATAAATTTAGTGTACGAATATCTTCTGTAAAATGAAGAGCGTCCGGATGATTAGCAGCATGACTTGCAATCGCATTTTTATCATGATTTACACATGCTATTACCTTAGCACATTGTTCATTCTCTAAACGGGCTTTTTCTACCCCTGTGCTGGTTCCACCGGCACCACAAAATAAATCTATATAAAGTAATTTCATTGTTTTTCCAAGTATTCTACAATATCTTCATCAGGCATATTAAAGGTATCTTCATCCAGATAGAAATAAATCTGTTCATCTACAAATTCTGCTTCTCGTGTACTCCAATTACCCATATCATCTAATAATTGTCGCGCTAACCGTTCTACAGATACAGTCACCTTTTCTTCATCAGGAGTATTTTCAAAGATTACTACCGTTTTTATTGGATAATCAGCACCATTCCAATCAATATAATCTGGATTTTGGCAAAACATCCCACGAATAATCGACCATATTTTTTCTGACTGAAAATCAGAATTTTGTATATGCCAGTAACATTCCCAGTATGTAAATCCGGCACTGCGTAGCATTTCCTGAATAACCATATCAGAGGCACCATTACTTATTGCATCTTGAAGTGCGCACCAGTACCCTTGATTGAAGTCAGTCAATTTTGGAGTTAATTCGTCGGCCTTTACTTTTACACTCCCTTTTTTATCAGAAAAAATTAGAGAAACTAATGTGTCATTTTCAACAGGATAAGAAACCGAGGTGCATATTTGCATAACTTTCTGCTCGTCACTATTTTCAGGGTGCCATATTACTTCAGCACCAATATTTATAAAATAGTATTTATTCATGTTCAATTTTATATATTAGGACATATTTAGCGAATCTAACAATTGTTTTAAAGGTTGTTTGTCATCTTCACTCTTAGCTGTTAATAGTTTCACTTCTCCGTCAGCTAATTGATAAAATTCATCTTTTTCAGCATAGTTCATAGCTTTTATATACAATTCAAAAGCATCTTCAATAGACATGCCATCTGCCGAAATATTAGCTAACAATTCTCCCATACACACTTCGCTTTGTGCATATTGTCTTATAATCTTTTTAAATGTTTCCATGTGTCAAAAATATTCTGCCACCCATACCATATCAAATATGGGTGGCGATAATATTAAATAGTCAAGGTCTTAGTCAATTCGCCTTTATAACCACGTTCACGTAACATGTTTATAAGAGCTTCGTCACTATGCAGACAATCGTTACTTTTTGCCTCGCCTGTCAACAGGCTCGGCGAAGGCTGAAATGCTGCAACCGCCCTCACCATGTTACTGTTGTACTTGTTGTTGCTGCTGAAGTTGCCAAGACTAAAGTACACGTTCCAGCTGTTGCCCTGACTGCCCTCACTGCTACTCCAGACCCAGGTTTCATCAGAATCTTCTGTAGGAAGTAAACATTCATCGGGACATCCAATTTCTTTCATTGCTTTGTTTATCTCATCATGATATGCGCAAAGCACTCCTAGCTCCATCAAACAAGGCAAATACCACTGGAGGCCACCTTTTTGATAGTTCCAGCAGCGTTTGGCGGCAGTCATTCCATCAATATCAGTTTGTGCTTCTACAATACGTTTGGTTAGATCAAGTCCGGAGAAAGTTTGCATAGCAACGGATTCATTCTGCTCTTCCGTTAAGATCCTATCAGTATTTCCCCATTGTTCTTGCCAAGTGTCAAACGCCAAAATACGGCTCATAAATTCTGTTGTTACGATAATGCCAATAGCATTAGTATAATTCATACCTCTTGCTCTGAAATCTGCGATTTCATACTGTTTCTTGTCGGCTCCTAAAACCGAAATAGAATACTTTTCCATACTTGTAAATTATTATTAATATTGATTTTAGAACCACACCAATAGCCTTGGAGTCTTCCAATAAAAATTGAATACTGGGAATATCTCTTTAAGTGTGGTGGTTATTTTTCCTGTAATATTTTTCACATGTCTAATTCGCAAATGATTAGCTGTTACGATATAGTCTATTCCTGGGTGTAAACCTATTTGCGAAAGAAGCGATTTCAAGAATATTTTTATATGTTGCTTTGCATCAGTAATTGAACGATAGCCAAAATCAATGTTAGCTACATACTTGATACGCTTGCGTTTCATTTATTTTTCAACTTGTTATTAAACTTGATCTTTCCATTTTTATATAAATCAATTTTCTTTTTTCGATACTTCCGTTTTAACTCTGTCCAATATTCTGTTGGATATTGTTTAGAGTGCTTGCGAACAGGAGGAGATAGTATAGATTGTATAAGCCGCTTACTAACATTGAACATAGCGGCCAGTCTTCTTTGGCTATATCCTTCACGGGCCAAAATCTGAATAGCCTGGCGTTGTTCTGGTGACAACTTAGCGCGACCATCAAATTTGGTTCCTGCCAACTTGATATTCTCAATTCTCAATGGCATATTTGTTACTGTTTTAATGTGAATAGATTTTATAGTTTTATATGGTGTGAATAGTTGTCCACTTTAACCATTGTTTAACACAAAAGGCTGCTCTATTTTGTTAGAACAGCCTTTGCTTTACAGACATCATTTTAACTATGGTCGATTGTACCTTAGTCCGTCTGTATGAATAAACCATTTTTTCAAACTTCCGTCTGGCTTCTGAACTTTCTCAATATCCACTGTTAACCAATGAATAGCTCCCTCACCGAACTTAATTTCCCTTTTGGTTGGGTGTCTCCAATAATCAATCGTCTTTTTATGCCCCATATTAATCATCGTTTATTGCCACTGATTTTACCTTGTCTGTAACAGGCATGTATTCAATAATATAAGAAAGATGTCCTGGAGAAATGTCATCCAATTCAATATTTATTTTATTTCCCCATCCATTATCATATACAGATAATTTAATAGAATTATTATTCAACCATACCTTATGTACAACAACATCCATAGGACCACCGTCTAAATTTACTAATATTATAGGCGGACTATATATCTGCTGTTCTATGTTATTGTCATCAATCCATGTAAATTCACCACCATGAGCTTTCAATGCTAATCGTAATTCATCAGCTTCTTTCTTTCTAATTTCATTATACATAGCATAAAAGTTGGTATGTTTCATATACTCCATGATAATTCAATTTTATGATCTACAAACACAGATATATTCCCCAGCAATCTTATATTCTTCATGCCGTCCATCCCAAGAATTAAGTACCGAGCACCAACCATCCTCATTTATGATTGAATCCAACCAATCACTCAATGAATCAGTAGTTCTTTGAGCCGCCACAGATTCACGCCATAAATACGCGTATTCATCATCATTATGTACTATATCATTAGCTATATTGGTCAGTTCATCTTCCGTGCCAATATAATAATCAATACCATTTGCACAGTATAGTTGTTCACCATAGGAACATTCTTCAAATGTATCATTCAAATCACCGAATGTACATCCCAAATGTACTCCCAAAGCTACGAAGCGTTTTGCTTCATCTTCGTCACATTCACGTAAATCCATTACTTGCTGGATGATTTCTTTTGTGGCAATAAACCCTTCTTTCCCCATGTCAAAAACCGCTTCCAGTTCTTCTGTTAACGCAGTTTCTTCTTCTTCAACAAGGTCACAAATATTATTTATGATCCCTTCAATATTATCTGGAAGCGGACTGTATAACCAGCCATTACCATATTTATATCCATTATCTACATATAAGCCTTTTATAGCAAGAAAGAAACATTTTACGTTGTAGTCTGAAGATGTATGGAAGCATTTGTTTGACAATCCAAGGATATATTGAATGGGATTATTCCTCATTTTCTCATAAAGCACATTTCTCACCTGTATTATAGCCGCGTCACTAATATTAAAATTCTTAACAAGAATCTGAAAAGAAATATCATCAAACTGTTCACGGTAATGTTCATTATATGTTTTAAACAACTCCACAAAGTAATTGTAGTCGTTAACATATTGCTCACCGTTTAAATATTCATCTTGACGAACTGTACCGCCAGACATACCACCTAGATGATATTTGTTCCAAAATTCCAAAAGTTTCTTTTGTCCTTCTGTACGAGGATTTATATGATCGTAGCATTGCCCAGCACTCATACCACCAGCCCCACATACCGAAACGCTGAAACTTTGTTTAAATTTTTGCAATGTTTCACGGTTTATACGAGTAGATTCTTCTTTATAAACCTCAAAATCTACAGTCCAACTGTTTTTATTTTGGTCCCGAAATTGGACGGAACGTTTGAATATTATATCGTTTCTCATAATCAATCTTTCTAATTTTATTTTCATAAACCAGAGGAAATGTACCTAAACTGGTTTATGAAAACTGCCTTGATTAAGTTATTTACGCCATTCCTTCATTTTAGCAACCACATCAATGTTGTTGTCATCCAGCGTTTTCTTCAACATACCAATCAAACGCCAACCTTCTCTATTCTCGTACAACTTTGCCTTCTTATTCAAAAAAGCAAGGGACGCGTTTTTACTTAATGTTTTTCCATTGTCATCAATGATAACGCAATTATGAAAACGAATCATGTTCTGCATTGTAAAGAACGCTCCAGCTCCTTTGTAAGCATCTAGCCATGCTGCATTTTGAGGAGTACCCCAATGCATTTTGATACGCCTTTTATTGAACTCCTGCACCGAATGCCAAAGTTCATAAGTGTTTTCGGCATGTTGTATTTTATGTACTGCAAACAACAATGGCTTGATTACTTTTTTATCAAAATCATCAACGAAAATGTTTTGGCCGTTGATACGTTTATACGGTACCCCTTTACATTTTCTCAATTTCAACTTCTCAAATCTCTTTTTGAGTTTCTCGATATAGTCTTTTGCCATATCTAATACCACTCTTTTGTTGAACCAGCGATTTCGATCTCTGAAATTATCGACATCACCATTCTGCATCATTTTGTGCTGGGCGTACAACTCGTTATTTAGCATCTTCCACTGATATTCATATCCCATATTACGAATCACCTCTGAAACTCCAATTGGCTTATAAGCACCGTGGGTATTGGTAGTTATATAAATTATGCGGAACATCTGTGCCATTACCCAACGTCTGAATAATTGCCGATTAGGAATTGTGCCTTGAATTATAATGGCCTGGAAGATTGGATCATCTTCTTCCAAGATACTAATGACACCATCTCTTTTTGAGGCTATAAACTCCAAACCATCTGCACTTTGCATTGCAAAAAGCTCACTAACATCAACACCAGCTTTCTTTAGAGCTTCAATACGCTCCTTAGCTTTGGTTTGATTAGCTGTAAGCGTAAACTCGGTACCACACTCAGGACATTCAAATTTTAACTGTTTCATAACTTATTAATAATTTAATTTTTAGTCTGATTATTTATTTCTCTACTGTAACCCAGTTTTTGAGAATTACTAAATCTCTATCTTTGTTGCTTTGCCAAAACCATTTACCCATTTTATTAGCATCCCAACCTATACCCAATATTATTTGACAGAGAATGTATAATTCCAATTCGACTTGTGCTATATCTCGACCAACTCCAAACAACATGTCTTCATCCTCCAAATCTTTATCAGACAAAGCCTTAAAGTATTTTCGGCTTTTACATTCACTCATTGTTGATGGAATAGAATGTTTATATCGAGTATATAAATGCTCTACATTAGACAGAAACTCATCAAGAGAAGCACATAATTCCACACCTAAGTCTCCCTCATACTGCGAATTCTGTATAATATATTGGCCATTAAGTTTGAAACTTCGTGTTTTAAAATCTACTTTAAACTTGGTTCCGTTCTCTACAGCCTGTATTGATTCTTGATAAATATTTTTCATAATGTTTACTTTTGATTTTATACTCAAACCTTTGACACATTTCTTTAAAAGCCTGATATTAACATCCAGAATACGCCGGAATAAAGGTTTATAAAACCGTAGATGCCGGCGTAATTGTCGGATAGTTGTTAAACGCAAGGTTCTTGTATAAATGAAAGTTGTGTTACTTATAAAACAGCCCCCATTTAGCGTGACACATGTCTATATGTTTATGATATATACTGTATCAAGTAATGCCCGCGTAATCCTAGGTCATACATAGGATGACCGTCATCACGCGGGCATCATATCTTGTCCAGTATGTTAAATTACTAAATCCCAGACTGTAAACTTTGTGTTAAGTAATAAGTTGTAATTCTCAAAATATTGGCACATTTCTATACTTATTCGATTTAAAGCTGGTGTGATCAGGAACGGACCAGGACAATTAGTACTCGGCCCTTCCTGATATATAACCAGCTATATAAATGATATTTCTTGAATTACATTTCTGTGCTAAATAGTTATCCTCATAATACTGATACATTACTTTACCCAATAGATGTAATCCGGTTGGATTATCCTGGACCCGACAGATATAATCTTCGGTTCCAGGATATAATTTCTACCGGAGTAGTGAAAATATATTCCTTGGATAACTTCGATGTATTTCGCTTATTTTACAAGTCCTCAAATGAATGGCACATCACTTTACTCTCATGATAATTATAAATATGACCTGATCGAGAACCTGAGGTGAGAGGCTATGCAGCCTTGTAACCTCCGGTGAACGATCAATAGTTCATACTTTAGAATATGAAATTTTCTTCTTGAACTTGCCTGCTGTGCTGCTTTATAAACCCTCATAACAATCGACACATTTCTTTATCTTCATTGATATAATCCAGATGATTATATGGTACCCGGAGTAGATACTGAAGGATGTAATCCTTCAAGGATAGAATCGGGGTACCTAATATATAATCTGGATATTAAACACTTGTTCCTCGGATTCATTTACTGTGTGTTCAGATTGTAGTTACAATATTGCCACTAAAGTATTGTACGCTGCTCTTCTGGTCAAAATAGCATTCTGCATACAACCTATTGTCAAATAACCTTCAATTTCTTTACTCTTAGATTTATTTCGATTAGCCTTTACGTTCCGACCAATACCTCTAACAACACAACCATCCGGCTTATCCTTAACATAGCCAAGGCCACCAACTTTATGTTTCCCAGTTTCAACGGCTCTAAGGCAATCCATTACGAATTTATTCAATTCATTAATATCAACCCGAACATTACATACTGGAAGGGTCTGAGTCGCCCAACTATATTCTCCATTGCCTTTATATAAATATCGGTTAACCGAATCCACAGCCTTCTTCAACGTAATACCACGTTTTCTGATGGTTCTTGATTCTATTTCTTTCTGGAAGGTTTTAAGACGATTGGGAGAGAAAGAAATCATACTTCCCTTAATGCTGAAACCTAGAAATTTGAACCACTTGTCCATAGTCAGGTACTCTACTTTCTTGGGATTCAAATTCATTGATTTTTCGGCCAATCTCTTTTGTAAAATGGTCATAGCCTTTTCATAGTCCGGACCAACGAACAACATATCATCCGAATACCTTACGTAAAACCCATTCAATTGGGACAGTTCATCATCCAAGCTATATAGCAACACGTTGGCTAACCAGCTTGCTACTGCGCATCCTTGTTTAAGTGATTGATATTTCTCATGCAGTTCGTTGTTCTCATCGAAATACAATCCGCAATGATAGTATTTTCTTAATACATCAATTAACACAGAGTGACCATACTTAGCTTCCACCTTATCAAAAGCTGCGTCAATAAACCGGATAGGAACAGTGTCGAAATATTTACTTAAATCAGATTTCCAGCCCACATAACCATCACTTTTCATGTCAACAATTGTGTGACTTACTTCCAGAACCACTTTACCGCAACCAATACCGACCTGATAAGATTTACAAGCAGGATGAATCATCTCTGGCATTAAATCAAATAGCAAATCATTCGCGATGCTTAGGATTATACGATCAATAGGTTCGTTGACATATACAGTACGAAACTCTCCGTTATCCTTCGGAATTTGTGCAATATGTGGTGGTGTTATTTGATATTTACCATTCAACATAGCTTCTGCCATACGAATTCTGGTTGGTTCTTCTGTCAGTTTGATAAGTTCGCTCTTCCGAATATCCTTCAGAACGCCTTTCTCAATTGCTTTTGTCCATCTATTAATGTCGAAGAACATTGTAAGAATCTTATCTTTCATTTTATATCTCCTTTCTTTTTGAGTTGTTCCTTATATCTCCTGTGCTCACGAATTGTTGCTGCCCATTCTGCTTTTGTAGGTTTGTATCGCCCTTCTGCTTTACGTTGTTTTAAACTCTCTTTATTTTTCAAATATTTGTCTGGGCAACAAATAAATTGAATAAGACGCTTGCTCACTCCAAATATTTTAGCAAGTTTAGAGTAACTGATTAATTGCTTTTCTCTCAACCATTTTATATATTCTTTTTGGTCTGGAGTGAGCTTTATTCGTCTATCATATTTGGTTCCAGCGATACGAATCTTTTCTGATTTATACGGCATCGTTTTGAGGAAACATTAAATCATCGTGCAGGTTATTGAGACACCGTTCATCGAACCAACGCCAGACATCGAACTTTGGTGTTCCGGCTGGGAAGTTGAGGAAGTCTTCTTCAATCTCATCATCATTGTTTACCGGAATATCCCCAAACATTTCCCATAATTCTGAAAGGGTGCATAATTCTACATGCTCTTCACAAATATTACACCAGCAATCTTCTTCCTCAACTGAATCATTATAGCTGATTTCATCTGTGTTTGGATTTACCCATGCTCTTTCTTCAACATTATTACTTCCACATTTGGGGCAATACAATGTGTCTAATGACCTTATCCCCTTCTTTTTAAACACTATGTCAAACTGTTTGAGATTTGAAAGTTCGGTGAGAACCATTTCTGTAATAAAGGCTCTCATCTTATTAATCTGTTCATCTGATGATATTCCCCATATATTAGCCGCAGCTTGTACTGCATTTTGTATGGAAAAACAGATTTGAGTCCAATCATCATACTCTTTTTTATCTTCGAGGATTTCATGGATTAGCGTTTTTGCTTTCTCAATATATTCTTGATTGAATGATTTTGATGTTTTCATATCCTATTGTGTTAAGTTCTTCTAACAATGACCGATATTCTTGTTCAGTAGCTAAAGGCCAATTTTTCAGAATGTCAGGAGAGCAACCGGCGTGTTGTCCGATGTGCATATAGCTTGTCAATTTAGTTTTGGACCTATCCCAAAATTCATTCACAAATACAGCACATATTTCTCCTTCTTCTGGAGATTTTACGAAAGTTATTTTTGTTTCATTTTTCATACATATCAATTGTTGTTATACCATTCTATTTCAGCATCATTTGCTTCACGATACAGCATATATACACCACCAATAGTTGAGTTGTAAATAAGGATGTATCCATCCTTTTGATGTACGGAATCAGTGCCATTATTCACCCACCTTGGTTCTTCGCTGCGAATATCATCGTCAGCCCATTCATCGCTATCCCATTGCTTCAGATAATCAATAACAGCTTCTCCATTCGCATCGGTAAAGACAGTTCCAGACCCTTTACCATCGTACAGTTTATCACATTCGTCCAGCATATCTCCGTACTGGACATCAATTACAATTCTATAAAGCTTTCGATTTTCCATTGAACTTAAATGCGGCATAACTATCTTTTCTTATTGCGTTTACGATCTCTTCTTATTTGTTTCTTATTGCGCCCACTTTTAGTGGACGAACCTTTATATGCAGGAGGAACCCGTCTCCACGGAGTCGATTTCTCTTCATAGTCTTCTACTCTCTCAAAATAGACGGTAGGTGGATTTTCAAATAATATCATATTCATTCTTTATTTAATCTCTTGCATCAGCCATTTTTCGGCCTTTAGCTGTTGCTGAATAGATATTCGGTTTATCACCTTTGAAACATTTAGTCTTTATCCATTCATATCTTTCAGCTTCCCGGAGATAGAATAATATTCCATATTCAGATGTATTTTTCAACCAATCTAATTTCTTGATTTGCTCAAATGTCATAGGGCCGCCATATACAAGCGACGATGTTAACATCTGAACTCTTTCTTTCAATGAATATTCACTCATATCTATTCTGTTTTGAGGGCTATTTAATTTCTCCTATTTCATATTTCTGTTTACCGAAGTAAAATCCAAAACATAGCCATTCAAACTCAAATTCATGGTTGTGTAAATTGATATTTATTGCCGGCAACAATGCCCAAAACTGAACATCAAAGTCAATATCTATTTTAAAAGTCCTTCTATTCATATCTTATTTATTTTATACTATTAATATTGTCCTTTTTTCTATACGAAGTAAGTTGTGATTTGTGTCAGGGGCAAGCCATACAAGATACCATTCCCCTTTTATAAATCCTTTCCACATTTTACCTTCGTATCTTCCTGTAGGTATTGAAGTCGAATATTCTTTCAGCCCCTTAAACGTTTGTTCGCTCATAAGTGCATGGGTATCGTCCAATTCAATAAATCTTCTGTGAGGTTGTTGCCAATGTTTCCCTAATGGATCAGTAATTGGCGGTATTATCTGTTCTCCGTTCATTTCTTGACCACTTAAAATTACCAAATCCTGATATCATAGTCTCTAAAATAATCTTCCAGTTCTTTTAGTCCTTCCAAACTGTGCAGTCCACCCTCGCCAACTACTTCAATATCAACAGATATTTCATAGTCTGTTTTAATACTTACCTTTGAGTTATTGAAAGTTTTTCTCACGTATTCTAAAATGCTCGAAGAATCAGTACCATTTTTTACTATATTGAGTACCATTGTTTTTTGAATTTTAATTATGCAACATCATCTAACGGTCCACTATAAACTCTTCCATCCATATAATACAACCTGTCCTCATACTGGTTGTTATGTAATTCCTCCCGGATTGCATTTTCATCATTGGCCCAATACTCATATTCTTCATGCCAGCATTTGAAAAAACTGTCGTAGCATTGTTCTATTAAGTCTGTGAGCGAAAAGTTGTCCGGATAACTGCACCAAGTTTTATAATATTTAATGATAGGTTCAAGCAAGTAATAATCGTAACACATACCAGTTAGTGGACAATCCTCTAAAGATTTAATAACCCTACTTCGTCTATGCTTATAAGTACGTTTCCCGTCTATACACTCACCTGAAGTTGAATAATATTGGCCATGCGTAATGTATGGCATAATATTATTATTGATATATCGGAACAGTAACTTCCCACACAAATCCTCTGCGTAAATGTCATTATCACAATTAACTGGACATTCAAAAATTGGGTTATAACTACATTTAAAATTAAAATCGTATCCGCTATAGTTAACACTCCAACTATATGATTGGGTGTTTGTCAATTTCTCGAAAGCTCTTAGAGACGTTACATAATCCGAACCATAACCCTCCATGCACTGCTCCATTATATTCCAGCGTTCACGCTCAATAATTTCCTTTTGTACCTCATCCGACAATTCATCAAAAGTGTACAGTTGCAATGTTATTGTTTTCATTGATTTAAGATTGTTGGTTTTCAAACTCCATATAAAGGAACTCTGATATATTTGACTGGAAATTATAGGATATTCCCCATGTTCCAAAAGTTTCAAAGAACCAGTCAGCAAGAAAGTCCCGGTCCTCGTTAGCTTGTTCGCTGTCTTCACCGGCATCTAATCTAGCGATCATAGCATTTACAAGAGGCGTATCGTATGTAACCTCTCCATAAATATGATAAGGGTAGTCATAATCAATGTTATTGAAATTACCACAAATCCTGTGGTCTGGATTATGCAAGTATTTCTTCATATCAGAATTAAATTGCCAAGCCATTACATTGCTGTAATCTTCCAGATATTCATCCGAAAAGTTCTCCATGATAAAATCTTTATTTTCATCATCAACCATGCTTTCACGTGCATCTTTGAGAATTTGACAAAGGCGTGTCGCCATATTATCAATATTTATATACTTCTTTTCTTCCATTTTACTACTTTATTTGAAGTTGAAGACTATCATTACCATAAGAATACATCATTACAGAAGCTCCACAAGGAGCATTTTTACCAGCATGGAAACATCTCACACCTATTTCACGAAGTTTCTGAAAAGCATCAAATGATTGATTTTCGTTTGGAAAATGCAAATCAATAGAACTACCAATATCTACATGCTGTACCTGCAAGGACACTTTGTTTTTGTGATTTAAGACTATTACATCCATATTATTCATCGTTTTCTTGTTCACGTCTATATTGTCTGTATCTATCGTATGCTTTAAATGTCTCTGCTATAGTTTCAGAGAGATCATTAAATTTCAGAGGAGTAATCCTTGCAAAATATGCAATCCCTTTAGTTGTATAGCAACAATTTGTAACAAGTCTATCTGGAGTGCCAAACAAACCACGAACTTTAAAGCGGTCATCTGCTCTTACTTGGAAATGTTCTGACAACACCTTCAATGTTTCATTACCTGCCTTGACTGCTTCTTCCAAAGTATCAAATATACCTATGGCAATTGTCTTACTACAAGAAGTAGCTGGGCGGCTACCTATCGGTCTGTCATTATAACGAAACTCTATTTCTAACAACTCCTTTTGCATATTTCCTTTTGTTTTTATTATCGAATAGTTTTTTGATGGTGTCCATAGTTGTCCACTTTTTGAATATTAACTCGCTTTAACTTTAAAAGAAAAGGCGCAACCAGAACAATAACATTCTGATCGCGCCACCCTTCAAACAAAAACATGTCGAACAACACACATGGAAACAACTAATATATGTAGTGTTCCGGGAATCGAACCCGGATTTCTACCATAACACTTTACTCGTGCTTACGATACTCTTTCACTTGTTCAATATCATCCATATTATCCCACCAATTTGAAAAGTCATAGCAAACAAGATCTTCATCAAATTCTTCTTTCCCATCTTCATCTGTAGAAATATAGTCTTCCCTATCAAAACCCGCAATACCAATCATATCTTCGGTGTCTGTAATACCATCAAACCAATCTTGCGCTTCTTTCACATCATCTTCTCTAACGCCTGCATCAAAATGTTTTTCGTCTTTATATCCAAGCCAGTCTGCGATTGTATCAAAGTCAAACCAAAAGAAATTATTTATGTCATCATCGGTCCAACCACTTTCAGGAGCATCACTTTCCATTATGGATTCAATTTTATCCAGTTGTTCATCGGTACAGTTCTTTGCCCGATCCTCACCCCCACTCCAAAATTTGAAATCTCGAAGTGAAATTTCTGATATAACTTTCATAGTTCGTTTGCTTTTAAAAGTTCCCTTGCAACTCTTCCTACTTGCAACAAGTATATACTCCAGACTCTCCCGTCAGAAATTTTGTTCTGAACAACAGCACTATAACCGCATTTAATATTCAATTCTCTCACATCATAAGGGGAAACAAGCATACCTCCATGTTGTGCCAAGTTATAATCCGGTTCTTTAGGAAATGATTTTATATACCTCTTAATAATTTGAATACTCTCTTGCTTATCCTTTCCTTTGGATAACAATTGTTTCTCAATACTATTCATAACAGCATTGAGATTAGGATTTACTGAATACTTCATATTACAATAGTTTTATGTATGAATGCTCCAACGTCTTTCAGTCGCATTTGGGGACATAATTATCCCGCCGCAAATTTTGCGTTCGCCATTTACCACCTCAGAGAATCCAAAGCTATTTTTCGCAAAATCACCGTATATTTCAATATGTTGGTTAACGGCAAATCTCACCCATTTTTGTAGACTTTTCAAGCAATCTTCAAAACTTGAATCTTGCAATTCCGAAGCAATATTCTTGACCTCTTTTACACGCTCTGATATTTCTGGGGACATTTTAAATTCCAATGGTTTGTTTATGGCTGCATACTCTTCAGGGTATTGAATGGAAAGTTGATGTATCCGGCTTCCCCAGATATTATTGAATATTGAAACAATCTTATCTTTAGATACTTTTTGAAGTTGTGCTCCATCCCAATAAAAATACTTATTATAGTCCAAATCGTCCCAATAAACAATACTTGCTATTATCGCAAGAGAATCTTTCATAATTGCAAACCGGTTACTTTCTGACGAAAAAAGACTTTCTACACTGGGGCCAATAAAACACAGATGTGTTCCGTGTGTGCGCACTAACCAAAAAAATGGCTCATTAGTCTTTTCAAGAGTTTTCAAATCATACTTCTCGAAATCAGAGATGCACAATTTAGTATCGTATAACTCTTTGCGCATTTGTTCGATAATTTCTGGTATCATACTTCTTTATTTTAATTTTCACTTTTTATCAATCTCCCAGTATAACCACGGTATTCAAGCAATGTCACAATAAGATGATCTGGCACATCTCTCAAACGTCTGTAATTTTCCGTTAACACTTCAAGCAGATATTCTTCATCTTGTCCCTGCAAAAGATTAGTCAACTCCCAGCCATAACTTGTGTACATACCTATATATTTACTACTTTGGAATAACGTAATTCTCCAGTGTATCCACGTCTACGCAATTCAGCAAACAACATGTTGTCATCAAAGTCAGACATTTTCAGAGTCGCTTTTACTCCTTGTTGAGTTATGCCGCCACTAGATTTGCGTCTTCTTTCCTTGTCACACTTCTTACAATAGTTTGCCAACCCATCTTTGGTTGCCTTATTCTTAGAAAAATTTGATATAGGTAAGCTCTGACCACATTCTTTACACACTTTTGTTTCCATTATTATCTTGATATTAATTGTTCTCTTCGGGATGGAGTTTCAAATACTCGGTAAGTTCACAGTCATATATTTGTTCCTGAACAATTTCAGAAACAAGGGAATCTCCTTTAGTCTCCCAGAATTTCACTAACAAATCAATATTGGCACATTCTGGATGCTCTGTAATTATGCGCTCTCGGATTTCTTTTGGGATGCTATCGACTACATCGCACACATAATTCAAGCGGCAAGCTTTTAATGTTAGTATAACAATAACACATCCCACGATTACTTTGAATATCTTTTTCATTTGATACGTTTTTTACCGCTGTACATTTCCAGTGCACGCTCTACAAGTAAGTTCTGATTCCTGTCATCCAAATTGGCAAAAAATTCTTCTACCGCTCCATAATGACCATTTTGACTATTATATTCACGATACTTATTCCATAAATGCCTCCATCCACATTCGGCTTTTTCAAAAGCAACAGCACATTCGTGCTCATCCCAGCAATTCCACATATAGTAGAAGAAACTGGCTATATCATTCTTTCTTGCCATTATCTTTCACATCAATCATTATAAACTTGAAATATTTCCAACTCTCCAATACAATACTATATTGCTTCTCATTCTCTAGTTGGTACATGGTACCATCTTTCAATGTTAGGAAGTAAGTGTTTCCATCTATTCTCACAGTCTTCTCCACGCGCTGTATGTTTCCTGTAAATACCCTTATAGTTTTGGCATTTATCGTAATACAGGAAAACAACAGACATATAACTACCAAGATTCTATAGAATTTACTACCAATTGCAGTAGCTACTTTGATATACTTTTTCCGCTTATATACCACAACATACTTCTTCATAGATTTACGCTTTAAATAAATCATACACAGTTTTCCGCTTCACGGTAACATTTTGAGATTTAGGCAAATAAAATGTCATACTTGCACAAGAGGTAGAAATGATTTTCACGCTCGTTCTTTGGATTCTTGCTCGTTTCATGCTTTATTTTTTAAAGGTTTACAATCAGACACAAAAATAGCACGCACTCAAAAGTACATGCCACAATTAAAGTGGGTAACAAAGACTCGCACTTCTTGCACGCTACGCTTCCACGTTCGTTTTACCCATAGAAATAGCACGCCTGTATTCACCTCCAGACGTGCTATGTATGTTATGACTTACCAGTTCTTTATTTATGCAGCCATTCGCGCATCATATTCCGCACGCTTTTGAGCGTTTCCCAGCACTTCCCATGCTGCATTTACCTCTTGCATCTTTTCATTGGAACCACCGGCATCAGGATGAGCAGATTTAGCAGCTTGTTTGTATGCAGCTTTAATTTCCGCTTCCGTAGCATCATGCTTCACACCCAAGATTTCATAATAGTCAGCGGCTTTTGCGGCTACTTCTTCAAAGTTCAAACGGAATTTCAGAGCATCGAAAGATGCTTTTGTAGCAGCATGAATTTTCTTCTTAAAATCACGCGCTGCACAATCCAGGTCTTTCTTTGTAGGCACCAAACCAATACGGCTCCATACACTTCCCTCAACATCCCACTTCTTTGACACTTTGCAATCACTTGTACGCACTATGATTTCAGCCGGTGTACCGCTACGCAATTTGGATGCAATACCACCATTATCTTCACGCAGCCCAGCTTCCACCGCTTTCACAGTCCAGAACGTAGCTACCACATTCTTCCACACGCGGAAAATCTCGTCCTGTGTCTTATCCTTTGGCGTGTATTCATCACCGGCAAAATTCAGTCCTGAATAATGCGTTTCTCCGTCACGATTTACACTCTTATACACCAAAGTTACGCCTACCAACTCATTTGCGTTTAAGTTCTCAAATTGTACACTGTTATACCTACTAATTGTTCCCATGATTACTGTTTTTTAGGAATTTTCTGCAATAGCGCATTGTAGGCAATCGGGGAATCGAACCCCGACCTACCAAAATAGGAACGCACCACCGAAAACGTTTACACGCTTTCGATTGCGTTAAAGCCCAATCAGAGCATACTGGACATTCACCTATCCAGCACACTCTATGTACAACTTTTTGCCCGTCACTAACAGCGCAACGGAGCCGTGCGCCCTGTGTATGAGTGCTCACCAACTGCAACCAAACCGATTGAATTGCAGCTTTTTACATACGCTTTCGCCTATGTGGTAGGTAATTTCCATCGTTACCGTTAAAGCACACTTTTGGCATACACTTCTTCACTGTTAGGGCTGCGTTGCGTTGGTGATTACGGTGGTGCAACTTGGGCACACTTTCGACAGAGTCAGTTTTACGTTTTCACGCACTTTTGGCTCACCTTTTCTCAGTTCGCATTAGGGGCAGATTTTCACACCTTTGCGCAGACATCCGTTTTTCGGTATGCAAGTGTGACAGGCACACTTATGGCACTAAGCCCACGCTTTTCCCTTTTGCTGCATGGAGCTACGCACCTATGGCACGCTTTTGTAGCAGACTTATGTATATAGCTCCCCCATAGTGCCAGCGACGGTTTGCATGACAATCTTTAATAACTGACCATTACAGTTATGGGTATTCTTTCCCCGTTCACAAAACATCCCGTTTTATGTCTGGGCGTGCGCTTTTGCTTTCGCTTTCGCACTCCTTTTGCTTTTATGTACTACTTTCTTTTGTCCGTTTCTTACTTCTTGTTTTTACGGTTATTAATTACGTTTATTATCTCGTATCTGTTTGCGGTTTTCGCTTTTTGTAGGTTTACAGATAAAAACCAAAACGGAAAGTAAACACTTTATCAAGTAGCCGTTATCTTAACTTGACGATGCAAAGATATAACGCTTATTTGATATACACAAATAAAACTGCAAAAACTTTCATTTTAAGACTAAAATAATTTATAAACAATTGATTTTCAGTAATATATAAATACGAAACAAAGAACGCCATCTATAAGCAATTGATAATCAATGAAATAAGCATTCCCAACACACGCGCGTGTATGCGTGATTACTTATTAGGGCAAATCGTGACACATGTACACACATGTGCACACATATACGCGCGCGAGATGTTGTTACCTGGATGCAAAAAGGAACGGGAACAAATCACATACACAAAAGGGTAAATTTGTAATAATTTCAAAAGAGTATCAAGAACAAAAGAATAGGCAAAACAAAGAACAAAAGCACATTTGTTTCACTTTTGTATATTAGTGAAACAATATAATTAACTGATTTACAGCAATATGGCAATAAAAAAAAGAAGGCAGAGCCGGTCAATTATGGAGCGAATACCGTATATATAATCCGACCTGATTTTTCAATCTCGTTTTTTCAAAAGTCGATCATAGTACAAAAAGCCAATTCTCTTCCAGACCACGTTATTCAATACAATAAAATTATCTCCAATTTCTAACATTAATTTTATAATATATCGAATCTGGAAGTAGAGATTTCGTAATTATCCCAGCATCAATTTATTAACTTTATTTTTTATAATACAGAGAAATAATTATTTTCCAATATATTCAAATTGACAACGATATAAAAATTCAATATATAAGTTTTCTGATTTTTTTCAGCCACCTATTTTTTCAGTCTCGTTTTGTGGTAATTAAGCTAAATTTTTATATCCAAATTGATGTTTATCAAAAAATCATATTACATTTGCCTAACAATTGATTATTTTATCCAAATATGAAAACTAAAAAACAAGTAGAGCATTTTCTAAGAAAAAGAAAATATAAGTCTGAAATTGATTTTAAAGGAATCAGTTCTTATTGCAAAACAGAATATAATATTAAGCTGCATGTACCTTCCAGTTATTCAGACGATCCTGAATCTCTCGATTACGCTACATTTGCCAACTGGTTTGACAAAGGATTTGGAGCTGGAGATGCAGTAAAATGGAACGATTCTATAGGTTTGGTACAAGAAGGGAATGTGAATACAGTTTTAATATGCCTTAGAATTGACGGAAACACGCCTAATTTCGACAAAATAACAATTCCTGTAGACATTATAACCCCAGCCGGAGAAAATGCTTTAAATCGCCTCTATTTAGTTTTAGATGAAAATGGCCAGGAATTTGGCAACCCATTTTTCGTAATAAGCGATAAATATATTCCCAAATCATGTGATTTAGTATGCTTCCATAATCATAAAACTGGTCAAGAAGGATATGGGGTAGTAAGACTTGTAGATAAATCCTCTGGAGACATTGTTATGTATTGCTATGTTATCAAAGGGGAACCAGTTAAATACAGCATGAACGAGTATTTGGGAAAAATAGATGATTTTTCGTTCACAACTTTCAAGCCAGCGGATTATCAAAGAAAGGCTCTGGATGTAGAATTAGCTAAGGTCGGTAAAACATGGAATCATTTTCTAAAACGAATTGAGCCTTTGAACATGAAAGTAGCTACAGGAGAACGATACTGGTATATTACGGATAAGATGCAAGTTACTTCAGATGTGGAAAAAGGAACTGTAACAAGCAATAAACGTTATCTGGCAGGCAATTATTTTCGAAGAGAGAAAGATGCGATTAGAATACTGTCTGAAGAAATAGAAATTAGAAGAAACTTTTTAGCCGAACCCGAAATAAGATAATCAAGTCCGGCTAAGGAAAAGGATTCTGGAAGGTGGCAAAAGACTTCATGGTTGTTCTGCCATCTTTTTGTTATAAAGCTCCTCCACATCACTTGCCTGATTTACCTGCACGTTATAGCTTATAATCTTACCAACTGACAACTGTTGAGGATGAAGTTTAACTGTATTTTTTTGAGGAAGCTCTTTCCATAGGGTTCTCAAATCTTCTACAGGCACCTTCGATTCGTTCGAGAAACGTTTAAGCAAATCTTCATAAGCAGCTTTCGTCACTTCTGATGGACGAGGTTGCTGATTACTTTCCCGTTCTTTCACAAACTCAATCATAAGCCATATTGCATACTCGGCGTCCGTCAACATATTCGTATCTTTTTCGGCGACTTGCCGGAGAGATTCAAGAAATATCAATCTGGAGGTTCGGTCCTCTACTCCTTTTCGTTTAATTTTTCTGGAAGATGAGGGAGATTGATTGATGTTTTTAATTTTACTGGGAGTCACATAACATACAGGTTCTCCATTTTGCATCTTAACATCGAATCCAAAAATATTCTTCATGTCTTGTTCTGAAAGAGAGAAATCAGGATTGATAGTTTTTAAATCATTCCAAGCACGGTAAAGAATATCTTTGAAATATTCAACTGGAATGTAATTATCTGGAGAGTCTTCATCATATTGCAAATATCCCCAAACTTCTCTTATTGCCATATCAAAATCATTATCGGCAAAATCTGGAAGGTTAATGATGGTTTCAAAATCAGAAGAAGAAAGATCTGGAAAAGATAAGTCACGAGAATTGAACCATTCCAAAATCTTCATATCAGTTTCTTTATTAAACTCACTTCGTTCGTTATGATTCTCTTTATTCTCTATATTATCTATATATATCTTATTCTGTTGTTCAATATGAGCGGACCCTCGTTCAATATGAACACACCCTCGCTCATATTGAGCGCACCCTCGTTCATATTGAGCGGACCCCTGTTCATATTGAACGAGGTTAGATTGCTCTTTGACTACATTTTCTGATAGTTTTTCTATGTCTTCACCTTTTTCTTCGTCTATTTGCGAGGGTGTGTTCATATTGAGCGAGGGTGTGTTCATATTGAGCGAGGGTGTGTTCATATTGAGCGAGGTGTGTGGATATTGACGAACGACATCGTTCAATATGGTCAATGGAATCGCTGAAATTGGACGTACCTCGCTATTTAAGCACAAGCCTCGCAGATATACCCATCCTTTATCTGATATTTGAGAACTTACTTTATGTATTGCTCGTATCTCGCTCCAATTTACATAGAATGTGCAAAGTGCCCCTTTATTTTGAGAACAGCTGATAAGATTAAGTTGCTTCAAGGTATCTATTGCCCGGCGTACTGAACTAATAGAAGTTCCCATGACGTCAGCTAGTTCTTTGTTGGATATGGCGCATGTTGTCTTATCCCCATCTGTATAGCCTCTTCGTAACAGATGAAATAAAATCATAAAGCCATCACTGGATGTTAACGTTGCCATTGCGTATGGAATGCACTTCCAGTGGTTATCGAATTTGTCGGAAAACGTACTCATTTGCTTATATCATCTTTTATATAAAAACTAATAATCTGCCCTTTAACCATCTGTTTGGTAAGACGGAAACCTATTTGTTTTGCAAATCGTCCTATGCGTTGATTATTGGGTGCATACGGAAATCTTTCAGCATAACATGCTCTCATATCTTCTACAGAAACCCTGTTTTTATTTTCTATATCCATACTTTTATTAAATTAGTTCGTTATACATCTATTTATTATTTCTCTTCGTTTTGACTTGGCATATTATTTTGTTGGCACAAGTTAAGTTGATTTTGGCTCAACAATTCATCGCATGTCCGTTTAAAAGGACAATCTTTACAAGCTGTATTCTGTGCAACCACAATGGTTATAGCCGCGATTGAGACAAGCGACAATACAATTAAAAGAATAACAATCATTTTATTTCAAGTTTTTTGTCATTAATATAAAGTCATATTTTAATGGATCCTCTGCATCCCATTGGCGATAAACATGAGTGAGTTCCATAACAGCCTTCCAGCTCTCTTTAGGATAAGATATAAGCCCCATACGTTGTGCTTGCTGCGCAACATGGGTATCCATAACAGCGTATAGTTTTTTAGGTTTGATTAAGTCAGTCTGCCATACTCCTAAATCTATTTCATCTTTACGAACCATCCAACGCAATAGCATATTAATACGTTTACAAGCAGAGTTACGATATGGACTTCCAAGACGGGCCGGTTCACACCAATTGCATAGCGTGAGTAATAAATCATCAAGTGAAATGGGATGTTTTTTTAAATATTCCTGAATAGAATCGTGTTTACTGTAGAAGCATCTTAATTGATGACACACCTCTTTAAATATTTTTCCTGTAAGAGTACGGTAAATACTACATTCGTCCGGAATATCATAAAAATCACCCAATTTAATATATTTACCTGGCTCCCATCCACATACGTTCATCAACTTCTCTGCACAATATATTATATGACTACGTTGTCCCCATGAAACCATAGCCGTTAATATTGCACAAACCTCAATATCCGCTGTAGTTCTCCCAGAAAGATTCCGTATTTGGTGTACTATTTGAATAGGATCATTTGAGATAAACGCTTTATGGTCAAACTGATTCCACATTCGTTCCATCTCATTTTTTAATGTATGTATCATTATTATCTGCTTTTAAATTGTTACGATAAAAAGTTATCATATCAGCTATAATATTAGTTGCTACTTTGGCTTGTTGTGCCATTTCATAATTTTCCGCTTTTACTAAGTTTTCATTCCAGCACCATATATCATATCTGATTTTCCATAAAATCATTTCATTGGCATCATTCGTAAATTGAGAGTGAGATAACATTAGCTTCTGAAGATAATATATCTCTTGAAGAGTTTTGTATTGCTTAGATAGTTTACGAAGTGCATAAATGGCAATGGCAAACAATATTAAGCATAGTATAAAAATTGCATATATCATATTTTTAATTCGTTTATATTTATAAATGAAGGACAGTTTTCATCGCCAATAGTATGATTGGCCGGAATCTTATTGAAAGGTCCATCTCGTTCGCAAGATAAATTATATCTAAGGCAATTATAGCGATCCCAGCATCCTTTAGCATGACACTTATGAGGGTCGTTAGATAATTTGGTATAAGTTATCAATGATAGGAAATTGGCAGTATCTGGCAATTGTTTTCTAAAATGTTCTGGGATTTCACCTTGATGCCATATATTATTGGATTTGATTAATGTTCCATCAAATCGCCGAATATAAAACTCTTTGCCTTCAGAGCCTTTAATAACGTTATTGGGTCGTTTTACAAATGGATATACAATATAATAATGAGAACCAATAACTTCATTACCTATATCCGGATGAGCTATTTTATCCATCCAGAAAGCACATTTAGAACAGACATTTCGTTTACTCATAATACGCAAAATATCTCCCGGAGGATTACATTCATCCAGGTTCTCCAGCGTATTACATAATTCACAAGTAATGATGATGGGTGGGGATACAGACAGTCCCCTCTTTTGTTGTATAAACATGGTCAATTTTATTTATCCGATTATGGAATAAGGATAGGGGCACATGTCGTGCAAATCAAAATGTAAAATGTAGCGAAGAAGTTAAAGACGGATAGAATCGAATATAGAATTTATTTCATCTTCTCTAATGCAGATGTATATTTTAGTTATTTCAATGTTAGAGTGATTGAATATCCTGTTCAATAGTAACAATGCTTCTGACTTGTTTTCGCTTGTATCATAAACATATCGTCCAAATGTTTTTCTAAAAGTATGCGTAGAAAAATTCTCTATATCCAATTTATATTTAGCCTTCCACTCTTTCATTATCCGATTAAGATATTGGGAAGAGACAGATACTCCTGTAAATTTGCTTTTAAATATTAATTCATTCGGATTAGGGCGTTTAAGCAATATATAAAGTTCCTCTATTCTCGTTTGAATACTTAAATTAAATGGGATTTTTCGTACTTTTCCAGTTTTCTTCTCAATTTTAGTCAATGAACCTTTATGGAGAATATCAGCCCATGCTAAAGACAATATATCTGATACTCGTAGTGCAGTGCAGAATGCCAGTCGAGCATATAGTTCCCATAAATATTGTCGATCCTTATGAAGAAGGCGTAGTAATTTCTTATATTCTTCCATAGGAAGATAATCACTTTTAGTTAACTGATTTTTCTTTGCCATAATTATATCAATTCATTTACTCTATGCAAAAGTATGATATTACATTCAATTATGCAAATTTAGAAGCGATTAATATCAATTTAAATCAATATTAATCGCTAATATATTGTAATACAATAATTTAATTATTCAAAATTTCATAGAATTCTTCAATTGATAAAATTGGTATCCCCAATAATTTGGCCTTGGACATTTTTGATGAGTTGGCAGATTTGTCCTTCACCACCAAATGTGTTGTTTTTTTAGACACCCCACTAACAATTTTTCCTCCTTCGTTGGTGATTACTTCTTCAAGATTACTATCTCGAAATCCTGATACACAGATGGACAAACCTTTACATTTACCTTCCAGCACAGCGGTCTTTGGAGACAATTTGTAAGGTATTTTAGTTTCCTCTAAAAAGACCATAAATGGAAAATACCCCAACAATAAGTTTTGTACAGTTATAGGACAATTTTTAAAGTCTTCGCTTTGAACATCCGGTTCGTGATTGATATACCACCCTTGACAGAACGAGCATAAATCCTCATCATCCATTTCATCCAATATTTTTTGGGCCTTTATTTTTCCTATTCCTTTAAAGCAATCGCTGGCTTGCATTAAAGTCGCCAAATCAACTCCTTGCATGATTTTTCTGTTATTCTCCAATATTATATTTGAAATACTGTCTCCGAATCCTTCAATTTTTATCAGATCGTTAAAAGTAACGTTAAGAATCGCCGGTATAGAAGTAAAGCCTGCATTGAATATTTTGGATAATGTTTCTTCTCCCATATTTTCAGCCCCACATGTCAAATAGAAAAATATAATTTTAGCTAATTGAACACCTGGACAACTAGGATTAGTGCAACACAGTTCTATGTGATTCTCATTCCACATAGTCGATGAACCACAATGAGGACACTCTGACATTTCATCCCATAATTTTTCTTGTTCTTCTTGTGTTGCTGGGCTAAGAGTTGATAGAATCTTAGGAATTACCCCTCCAGAACGGGTAACTAATATTTCAGCCCCCTTCGCTATTTCGTGATCATTAATCCAACCGGCATTATATCCAGTAGGATTTTCCATGTTACAATCTCCAGTATCAACCATTTCAATATTGACCACAGGTTTAAGGGCACCTGACTTACTGACTTTCCATACAATACCCTTAACTGTTGTTTCAAAAGATTCTGTAAAATCTGGATGTTTGTAGGCAATAGCATATAATGGATTTCCAGATGTTTGATGTCTGCCAATAACTTCCCATAAGTGCAAATCATCAATATAAATCACAATACCGTCAATTGGATATACCTTACTCCACTCTTTGAATAAATTCATCAGTAGCTCTTCGTTCAGTTCATCTATAAAAGCAAAATGGTAAAGATGCTCTTGTTGATAGATATTACAAATAGTTTCTATCAGACTATGGAAGTTGTTATAATCATGTAGGGAACTCTCATCCACCCCATATCTGAAGAAAGAAGCGTGTTCAAGATAATCACATGGCTCATCTCTATTTAAAAGACCGGCAGCTGTGTTACGCGGTGATTTAAAAATATCTCCTGTGAATTTAGAACGTTTCCCATGAAAATGCTGCTCCCAATCACTTCTGTTGATAACAAATTCTCCAAAAGTATAATGAAAACTGCTGGCAGGGTTATAACATTGAATGGATGCTCGATAATGGCTAGTACAATCTTGCCCTTCATTTTCTATCCCTCCACGAGAATATGCCTCACCAGTTAATTCATTATATAGTAGAGAAAGACCATCCAGCTTAGGCATACATATTACACCTGCATTTCCTTTCAAGCCTAAAGACATATACCATTTTTTAAGTTCTGATATATCCTTTACTTTATTTAAAGATTTCATTGGGATTGGCAAAGCCCGTTTTCGGGTTTCAGGTACAAAAGCGGGTTCGGTATGTTTGAACCATTCATTGTCTGGATCAAGTGTTTTTAATAGTTCTATTTCTGCATCATACTCCGCATCTGAAATTTCTGGCGTACCCATACGATACATTTTATTGTGTCGCTTAATCATATCAAGCAACACATCTTTTGTTTCAACTGTAAAATTAAGCTCCATATCCTATAATATTTATAAATTAAATAATGGGGCACATAAAACGTACCCCATATTTCTTATTTTATTCCTGAATGCCCAAATCCTTGTTCACCGCGTTCTGTGATCTCTAAATCTTCGATTGAAGAAACAGGCTCCCATTCTGCTTGTTCATATTTAGAGATAATCATTTGAGCAATCCGTTCCCCGTCATTAACAGTAAACGGCTCTGTTCCATGATTAATAAGAATTACACCTACATCACCTCGATAGTCGGCATCCACGCATCCTGGAGAATTAAGACAAGTGATTCCTTTTTTAAGGGCTAGTCCACTTCTAGGCTGAATTCTTGCTTCAAAACCTTCTGGAAGTTGTATATGTAATCCTGTTGGAACCAATACACGTTCTCTAGGATTAATAGTAATTGGAGCATCAATATTTGCTCTTAGGTCCAGTCCTGCTGATTGCTTAGTTGCGTATTGAGGCAACGGATGTTTTGATGTACTATAAACTTTTACTTTCATACGTTCTATTGTTTTTATTATATTTCCATTTTTTACGATTCATCGCCATCGTAGGATATGTCTGACGTTCGATACCACATAATTTGTCATATTCCTCTAACTTTAATGAACCTATATCTGATAACTCTATTTCAACATCACTGCCTATATATCTAAAATAATACATACCATTGGAAATCAATGTACCGACACAAGCCTTAGAAATATTTCCAGGCTTTAAACCGCTGATTTTAGCTGCCTCATTTACTGAAGCAGCCATAAGAGCCAATGTTTTTCTGCGATTAAATATTAAGACAGCTTTGGGTTTACGAAAAATCTTCTCTGCCATCCCAAATTTGTTTGAGCAATTCTGGAGGAAGCCTTTTCTTTACCAACGAAATTAAATGTGTATCTGACACAACAACTCCAGTAACAAACATTTCGTCTATTATTTCATTGATATATGCGCAGAATTGCGGATCAACATAAGATAAAAACGGATAGCATAAACATCCGTCAATCAATTGATGCCCCTCCGTGTTGATTGATACCAGTTTCTCTAAAGGCAACTTGTAAGTTTCTGCAATAGCCTTGATTTGGAAATCAAACTTATGAAAGAAGTCTTCTATGCTTAATTTATTGTCGGGGTCTTTAGATTGGAGATAATATGTAGCATCAAAAATTCTGCTACCATCAAAATGAGTTCCAAAAAGGAGATTAGGAAATTCCGGGAGTGAGACTTCTGTACATTTGATATTGATAATTTTCCCGGTTCCCTTAGGAGAAGTCATTATACCCTAATGTTGTTTTGATGAGTTTCAGGTGTAACCATGACCGATTGTGCTTTGTCATATTTGACATTGCGAATAGTATATTCACGTGTTTCCCCAGCCCGTTTTAAGTAAGTGCGAATATTTTCTATCGCTTCAGATGAAGAATAAGCCGGTACGTAAATTGTACTGTTGGAACTTTTGGTTTTACCAGTCTTTTCGTCCACATCATAATAAACAAGAGATACTTGATACAACCCAACTTCTGTATCTTCACTTTCTTCAAAAAAATAGGATATTAATCCACAAATTAGTTCAGTATCAGTAGCAAATGTATCGTTATAAGCAACTTCTGAAATTTTGGTGCGGACAATTTCTACATCCACATCACCAAACTCATCTTTTCCTTCAGTCAACTTATATGCGATTTGTTCTGCTTCGGTATAGCATGTAGCCATTACCAGATCTTCTGATTTGATGGGAACAATAGCACCTAGATCATTTGTGCCCTTGTATGCCATCTTAATGCGAAAATAATTAAAATCTTTACTCATTTTAATGACGTATTATTTGTTAAACATTAAATTATCGACGCAAAGATATTTTATTTTATCATATTGACAATACAAAATCATATATTTAACACATATTTTATAGCTATATATCTATAATACTGATACTTATAAATTTCAAATTATAATACATATACTTCTACCCCATCATATATATAGAAACCAACTTTAGACTCGCTATCTATTCTTTCAAAAACTCTTAATATGAATGTAATTAGTGCAGAAACAACATTTCACGGCACTCCTTTAGAAAGCATATTTAAAACTAGCAAAAAAACTATTCAAGAATATGTTAGGGAGATTGACCGTCATTGTAGATACAAATCCATTCAATCCCAAGTAACACGCGGGGTTGTTTTAGATGATCGTGGTCCACTGATAGATTTATACGAAGCATGTGTAGAGCAGGATGCTCATTTACGTGCAGTATTAGAAACTGTAGAATCACAGATTATAGGCGAACGATACATGTTGGCAAGACAAAATGAACGAGGAAAATATATTAAGGATGTAGAAGAAACCAAAAAGATACAAGGTTCTCAATTCACTAAAATCATAAAAGGTATTGTTGAAGCCAAATGGTACGGTTACACCTTATTAGAAATAATGCCTGATATTAATCCTTTAACAGGAAAGCTAGCTGAAGTAAATATTATTGAGCGAAGAAATGTATTGGCAAGTCAATTACGAGTTGTGCAAAGACAAGGGCAGTGGAATCCTGGATGGGATATTGCTTCATCGCAATACTCCAAGAATTATATACTTATTGATAATGGTGACTTGGGGCTATTCTCTGCAACTACCCCAACTATCCTTGCAAAAAAATTCACTCTTGCTAATTATGTTAATTTTAGTCATACTTATGGTCAACCTATCATACATGGTAAGACTGAATCAGAAAGCATCCAAGATCGACAACGATTAGCACAAAACATTGCAAATGCGGCTCAGAATAAAATAATAGTCACAGGATTGAACGATGATATTGACATTAAGACATTTACAATGTCAAATTCCGAACACATATATACTAGTTTAATAAATTTTGCCAATACAGAAGTTTCTAATCTAATAGTTGGCTCTGAATCTATGGCTGGAGCAACCCAATCTTATGTTGGATCAACAAATGCTCACCAAGACATTTTTCGGGAGCGCATAGAAATGTATCGCGGTTTCATTGAAAATGTAATGAATGAAGAGATCGTTCCTAGATTAGTATCTATGGGATATATCAAGCCGGGATTAGAATTCAAATATGCCAACCGTGTAGAAATGAGTAACAAAGACAAGATTAGCTTATATTCTTTTATTACAGATAAGTATGAAGTATCAGCAGATGAAATCGAAAAAGAATTTGGTATTGTCGTAGGGAAACAATTTAACGCTATATCGGAAATGGCAAGTAATAGCGGGAGCATAAATGGAAGTTCCAATGATAGACGCATTATGTCCGATGAAGAATATTACAAAAGATATGGGCATAGGCGTGGTGAACGAAAGAATTCAAGCAACGTTGAAAATTTTCTAATGGAAGGAGAATAAAAGATAGCACTTCTCCTTCCGTCCTTGCAGAATCTAAATCGAACAAAGATGAAGAGAATGCTGAATACCTTGCTATCTACGCTGTTTTCCAGAAGTTTTTACAGGACTATGGCAATATAGAGGATCGTTGGGATTTATTAGAAGAAATGATGACGTTACGTGCGGAATTTGCATTGAATCATGCAATCAAAGGTTTTGGTATGGACTTTGAAAAAGCACTGGAATTACTTCGTAATCACAATGATGGATTAACCAAATTAGAAAAAGAGCAACGTAATATATTAGTAGCTGCATTAGATAATCTTGTTGATTTTGCAGTAGCTGAAGAATTTCAGATGTCGGAGAACCTTCCAGACAATTTTAATATTACCAATGAAGTAGATCTGGCAGAAGCTGAAAATATTTTTCACAGATACAATAGCATATACGCGAATATTGAAAACGAAGATATTGAATATGCGATGGGAATTGCTGCTGGTTGGATTTTGTATAGCAATAATACAGTGTTAACATATATGACACAGGGAGATAATAGGGTGCGCCCTTGGCACCTTGCATTAGAAGGGACTAGCTACCGCAAAGCATCTTTCCCAGCATGGTTAATCCCCCCAATTGAACATGGATGCCGTTGTTTTCTAGTAGAAGAAAGTGCTGACGTTCTCAACCAATCCAAATTATCACAGGTGATGGGACAAATTATTGAGATGCCCGATTTTGTTAATCCAGTATTTAAAGAAAGTGTAGCAAAGGGTGGGCGAATATTTAGTGATGCACATTCATACTTTATTATTCCTAAAAAGCATAAAAAGAGGCTGCGCACCATTGCTAATAAAATTAAGGACAAATGGCTGGAAAAGTAATAACTCCAAGACAATTAGCTCAACAATGGTTGAGATTGCCTAATAAATTTGAAGTTAATGTATTCAATTTTGAAACATTGGTAGGTAATGCCGCAAAAAAAATATTTAGAGACTCTTTTTATCTCCGGCGGTTCAATTCAGCCGGAACTTTTTCTTGGCAATCCAGACGTAATCATAAGCCACACCCTATATTGGAAGAAACAGGAGCATTAAAACATTCAATAATATGGGAACGCTTTCATTCTAATAAGAATCGTGGTGTTAAATTATTCACAGATCCAGACATGTTCAAATTTAGTAATAGGCAATATGGAAGAAACTTTTGTTATGCAGCAATACATAATGAAGGAGGGAAAATTGCCAAACCAGGTTCTCCAGCATCCTATATTAGACAAAGGCAATTTATAGGATATTCTACAACCGTAGCTGATAAAATTTCATCTTACAGTATTCGTATTTTTGATGGCTTTCCAAAATGATAGTAGATAAATATAAAACAGATTTACCGGACAGTTTAAAAGACACGTTTGCAAAAGACACCTCTCCCCTTCCCGATGATGACGATACTACTTTGGAGGAAGTAGACAACAACCCTTTAGAGGATGTGTATTTAGCTGTAAAACGTGTATTAGAGTCCTTACATACAGACCCTAACGATAATAATTCGCCTAAACTATTCCAAACTGTAAAAATAGATAACGGACAGTTTGAACGTATTGTTCGTACTCGTGGTAATACAGAATATGCTATACCTTTTCCTGCGGCATTTATTCGGTTTGTGAATGTACGTTATTTAGTTGCCCAACAAAGAATTGGAGAAGGGCGTGCCACTATGCGTATCAGATTTGTGCTTAATGATTTAAACAATAGTGACGATATTGTTGAGACACATGGATTTCGCGTTTTTCAACAGATCAATGATGCAATTCAAGATGCGAAAGATTACGAAGAAGCATTAAATGAACGTTGCAATCTTACCTATTTTGATATGCCGGAATCTTTAGATCATGGGCTACAGCCATACTGGATTGACTACGAGATATGGTTTAGAACATCATCCTCTTTCCAGTATCGCAAATGGGTAGACAGGTATTTAGTTATGCCACCATTCACGAACCATTCTGATGCACCAGAACATGATTCAGAAGCACATGGTAATCACAAGGAACCTAAAATCGAAGATGTAGCTAAGTATGAACCTTCTGTAGAAATGCCTTCAACTGATCCTCCAACCGGTCAAGTCGAATAACAAACTTACAACCATTAAAGAAGCTGATACCTATTCTTGTGAAAAAGCTCAAATGAAAGTAGATGAATTAAAATATGTAGTTGGAGAAGCGCAAGAAGCAAAACCGGTATATATGCGCTTCTATGGCAAAATTGATGAAGAGAGCACACGTAATTTTAATGATGAATTTTTATGGATACAAGATTACGTTAAACCCTCGAAAATTATAATCAGCATTAATAGTGAAGGTGGAAGCGTTCTGTACGGAATGGGAACATTCTCCATTATACAGCAATGTCCCATTGAAGTTGAAACAATTGTGGAAGGATTGGCAGCATCAATGGCTTCAGTACTGTGGGCGGCAGGAACTCGTTCTTACATGCGTGACTATTCTATTTTAATGATCCACAACCCCTTCATACGTGACGAAAAGTCATGCAACCCAGACAATGAACAAATTGTAAATGCTTTTCAGAAACAGATTGAAACCATATATCATAAAAGATTTGGTCTGACGAAAGCTAAGGTTCGAGAAATCATGGATGGAAAAGAAGGTTGTGATGGAACTTACTTTGATGCAAAATCTGCCGTAAACGCCGGTATATTATCAGCAGAATGTGTTTTAAAAACCTCTAAACAGGTTTGTAATAAAGTAAAAAATCAAATTGAAGGAGTAGTGGAAGCGAACGCCCTTCAAAAAATCATGGCTTCTATCAATACAGAACTGGGCAATTTTAAACCACTTGATGATTCCAGTTCTATTCCTAATCAAAATCAAATAGAAAATTCAAATTCACAAAAAACAATGGACAAAGAACAAGAATTTGCATTTGGTTCTGTATGCGCCCAGCTTGGTTTGGAGAAAACCTCTGAAGTTTCAGCTGTTATTACCCGAATTGACGCATTGAAAAATGCGGAAAACAAGGCAGCAGAAATTCAGGCTTCATACAATGCTTTGAAAATTCAGAAAGAAGGATTGGATGCGCAACTTACCAATGTTCAAAACGAATTGACAACTGTCAAGAACGAATTGAAAAGTTACAAAGATGCTGAAGAAGCAAAACGTAAAGAAACTATCGAACAGTTCGTTGACAATGCAATTGCTGAAGGTAAAATCAATTCTGATGCAAAAACTAAATGGGTGGAAATGGCTCAAAACGATTTTGAGATGGTACAGGCAACGCTGAATTCCATTCCAAAACGTGATAAAATTTCTGCTAAAATTGCAAATGACCCTGCCAACATTGAAAATGCAGAAAATCAGATGACCGAGGCAGAAAAGAAAATGGCTAAGGCTGTTGAAGCTGTCGTAGGAACAGATTTCCAATTTAAAACACTTGACTAAAACAAAATAACATAAACAACATGGCAAGTTCAGTAAATTTTGCGCAAAACACATATTCTGGTGAGGTCCTTAATGACCTCCTGACATATACCGCGCAAGGGAATGATACATACAAAGAAGGTTTGATTCATATCAAATCTGGAATCCAGTTCAAATACACCATCCCCACTATCCAATTGGGAAAAGTAATTCAAGATAACGTCCCCACTCCAAACTCAACTCATGGCGCAGGAGCAGGAACTACTGGTGGATTGAACCAATACACATTAACAGAACGTTACCTGGAACCGCAAGAATTCATGGTGTACCTTGAATTTAACCCCCGTGACTATGAAAAGTATTACAAATTTGCCCAGCCGGAAGGTAATTTGGTATTCCGTGACTTAGACCCAAAAGTACAAGCTAAAATGCTGCGCCTCTTGATGGATCGAAAGAATGAGTATATCGGTGAGTCTATTTGGTGCTCCGCAAAAGGTGGTTCAGCTGCCGCAAAAATTACCGCTCCTGAAGGTTGCACAACGATTGGAGGTGAAAATGCCGGTGGCCCAATGAAATACTTTGACGGTGCAATCAAACGTATTCTGGCAAATACTGCAACAAATGCAACAGAGGTAGAGAAAGCTGGTGGACAAGTCATTATTGCCGGTACTACAGAATTGAGCACAGGTGCCAATGTAGAAGCCGCTCTCAATGCTATGTGGAAGAAATGCCCGAAACAAATCCGTAAAAAAGCAGGACTGGTATTTGTATGTGGCTGGGATATTTGGGATTTATATGATCAATATCTAAGCGACAAAACAGTGAAATACTCCGACAATACTAAGGTTAACGAGTATCGTTTTAAAGGTAAGCGTATTGTACCTATTGTCGGCATTCCAGAACATACTATCGTACTCGGAGAATTTACTACCGGCATGGAATCTAACCTGTGGATGGGGGTTGACTATGCAAATGACGCTGAAGTAGTAAAGGTTGAACGGCTACAAGCTAACAGCGAATTGTATTTCTTCCAGATGCGAATGAAAATGGATGTAAACATCGTTCGTCCGGCAGAAATCGTAGCATGGACCGCTTACAAAAATGCAGAATAACAAATTGAATTAAATATCTCATCATAGTTTATCACAAGGGAGTGGAGTCGGTACTCCATTCCCTTTTTTAATTTAAGTTATGGCTAGAAAAAAGAATACAGAAGCTCCGGTTACAGAAGAGGTTAAAACACAAGATCCTACAGTTACTTCAGAAACACCGGTTATTTCAAATGAAGAATCTGAAAAACAAGAGCAAGACACTGTTGAAACTCCAGATACCTCCTCTATCAAAGAGTCTTCTCAAAAACCTGAAAAAAAAGACAAAACAAAAGAAAAAGATGAAATACCAGAATTCGTAAAAGAACTGTTACAAAAATATCCTGGCTATCCGGCATTGTATATTGATTCCAAAGGTGGTGTATTCACCGCAGATGCACAACCTAATTGGGTGAAGGATGCTATTCTTTATCAAAATCCGTATTACAAACAATAAAATTTACAAATATGGCATTAGGTGGCGTTTTTATGAGTGATACCGATGGAAACATTGGAACAAGCTCTACAACCTCAACTGAAAAAGTCACAGGTTTGCTGTTTGATATTTCCAAACAAGCTAAATTCTTCGAAGAAGGTGCTGGTTTGGCCGTAAAAGACAAATTACAAGGTAATGTTATTGAAATCAATTCTATGGATGATTTGAAAGAACTTGGCATTACCGCATACTCCGGTGACACTGAAAAGGATTTACTGTTTGGAATTCCTTATTATCATATCAATCATTTCTTTGGAATACAAGGAAGCACAGGACGTTTGTTTATCATGTTTGCAGACTGTGGTGTAGATTGGAATGCTATAGAACAAATGCAACGTGCAGCACATGGTATGATTAACCAACTCGGTGTTTGGACTGAACAATCGTTGTGGAAACAAACAGATCCGGAAGCAGAAACATATAGCATTGACCTAGTTACAGATCTGCAATCCAAAGCTGCGTCTTTAGCTGATGAAAATGCTCCTTTATCAATCTTGTTATGTGCAAATTCCGCAGTAATTGCAACAGCTGAAGAATCTGTGAAGAAAGTAGAACTGGGCAAAATACCTACGTGTGTCATTAATGCTCGGTTTGTCAGTGTATTGCTTGGCCAGGGATTAGACGCTGATGTATCAGCTATGCAGCTTGCTAACCCGAACCTCACTCCTGTAGGAAATATTGGAGCCGCACTCGGATGTATCGCTTCAGCAAGCGTACAAGAATCATTCGCATGGGTAAATAAGTTCAATTTGATTGGTTATTTCCCAGATATTGAAATGGGATTCGGAGATGTCACTTTAAATAGCGAGGATAAGTTAACAAGTACATTAAAGTACTCATCTTTGAATAAAATCCAATTGGATGATCTGGACGATAAGGGATATGTCTTCTTGTGCAAATATTCTGGTTTGGAAAGCGGAGTCTTTTTCTCTAAAGACCAAACGTGTTCAAATGGAGATTACCGAACAGTTGCTAGAAACCGTACAATTCATAAGTCAAGACGTGCTGTACGTAACGCATTATTACCTTATGTCAATTCTCCGTTGAAAGTAGATCCCAGCACTGGATACCTATCTTCTGCCAAGATTACGATGTTTCAAAACATTGTCTCTGACATCCTCACAACTATGCAGAATAATGAAGAAATTTCAGGTTTTTCTGTAACAATTGACAAGAATCAAAATGTATTAAAGAATGATACACTAATCATTAAATATTCACTTGTTCCGGTGGGTGTAGCGTCCCGTATTGAAGTAGTCGAGGGCTTGGCATTAACCAATAAATAATTAACAAGATGGCAATAATTAACAATGTAGCATACAGCTGGTCTATGATCCGCATTTCCATACCAGCATTGGACATTTCAGAAGATTCTACTATTATGCAAGGAGTTTCTGAAATCAAGTGGAACAAGACTCGTAAAGTTGAAAACAACTACGGTATTGGAGGAAATGCTATCAATCGTGGTTTTGGCAATAAAACCTGTACAGCCTCCATTACAATGGATTATAATACCGTTTCCCAACTCCGAGCATTGGCTGGTTCTTTAATGGATTTGGGAGAATTTGACTTGATCATCTCATTTACTAATGCTTATGCCGGTGAAGACTGGACCGCCGAAACTGTAACGCTAAAGGGATGCCTCTTTAACGAAGACGGAATGGAAAGTAAACAAGATGATACAAACATTACAAAAGAATTCAATTTGAATCCTTTCGACATTATCACAGGAGAAGGAACTAGTTCTTGGCTATAACTTCTAGTATAATACGTTTTTGAAAAGGCGAGTTGAAAACGGCTCGCTTTTCATTTTATCTATAAAATAAAAAGGGATGCGTTAACACATCCCTTTATTATCCGTTTTATAGTGCAGAATTGACGACTAAGCTCAAATATGCACTTTTTACGTTGCAAAAATAATGTTTTATTTCCAATCTACAAAATCTCTCATAAAAATAATAAAAGCCACTTATGAGTGGCTCATTTCCTTACAAGAAAGTAAGGCGTTGCTTTTTTATATGTTGCAAAGGTAATAGATTTATTTTATATACCAAATAAATTTATATAGAGAATATACATTTAACATTTTATTTGCATTCACACACAACCTACCAGCATTATAACTTCTATTCTTGGATAAACATCAATAATCATAATTATAATGGAAAATGTAAACGAAGACCTTTTCTTGCCTGAAGATATTCAGACCGAGATTGAAAAGAAAGTAAAAGAGCTGAAAGATTCAGATCCCAAACTAAAACGTGTATTCCCGATTTTTGTGGAAGGAGATGAAGACGAAGGCGAAAAGCCATATTATATCGGTTATTTTAAACAGCCGCCTTTCCCGACATTCAGTAAATATTTGTCCCTCTCCCAAAAGGACCAGGCCGGTGCCATGCGAGAATTGGCAAAAGATTGCTTTGTCGATGGCGATAAAGAACTGATTAAAGATGATTCCTTGTTCATCTATGGCTTGATGCCACACCTGGCTCAAATCATCGAGTTGCGCAAAGGAAAACTCGTAAATTTATCAAAAGCTGGGAAGTAAAAGACGATCAACTTATTCGTCATAGACTGATATTTATCCGTCATTATTTTCCCAGCGTAAACCTTGATGAGTTAAACGATGAAGAATTTGCAATGCTTTCTGAAGATGCCGTATGGCTCCACAGCAAAATGCTCATAACTCAACAAGCAAGTGCACTTGGAATGCTTGCGTAAAGTGTCTTATTACTCGTTTTTTCTACGTAGCCCTTTATCCTTTGTCGGATAAGGGGCTTTTTCAATCTTTCAGGGTACCAAACCGCTATTCTTTAGAAAATCAAAATACAAAAAGATGGCAGAAAATTATATTGTTAATTATCAGATAAACGTTAACTCTAACCCAGCTTTAGAGTCTATACGCAAATTTCAGCAGGCCACAGCTGAAATGGAAGCATTAACAAAGCGATTTGATGTTGTTGCAAAAAGCATCGGTAAGGTTAATTCAGCATTGGCTTCTATTAAAACTAAGCCTATCAATATACAGATTAACACAAGCGCGGCAGAAGCTAGTTTAGAACGTGTTTTAAAGCAACTAAGCAATATTAAATCACAGGCAAAGACTGCATTAAATGGAGTAATGGGTAAACCTTTATATTCTACTTCGGATATAAAGAAACTGGAGCAGGCTATTAATTCTATAAACGGCAAAACTATAGAACCAAGAGCAAGTACAAAAAAAGCGATAAATAGCCTTGACTTACTATTACAGAAGATTGAGCAGATAAAGTCAAATAGCAAAATAACTATAACCGCAAGTGCAGCCGGAGCATCCAAAGCAGTTGCTGGTGGCATAACTAAGAGTAATATTCCTGCTTCAACAGCACGACAAGTTGGAGCGGGACATAGTACCTATCTATACCCTTCTACCCGGCAAGTATTGGGACCTACATACGCAAATACCGGAACGAATGTTGCGGGCGAAATGATTAAGGGTATGGGAATTGCCTATGGACTTAGCTCTTTAATGTCTGGGGTAACTTCTGTATTTAGAGATGCTTCGACCTATGATAATATAGCCAAAACGACAAAGAATATCCTCCAGACTCACGATAAAAAAGTGGGATTTGAAGCTAGATTTAATGAAATGAACCAATTAATGCGTCAAGTTGGAGTTGAAACTAAATATACAGCTCCACAAGTTGCATCAGCTGGAAAATTCTTAGCTATGGCAGGATATGATGTCGATCAAATAAAACATGCCATCCGGCCTATATCTGATATTGCACTTGTAGGTGATACAGACTTGGGAGAAACAGCAGATGTTGTAACAAACATTATGACCGCTTATAAAATCCCAGCAAAACAAATGGATAACACAGCTGACATTCTTACGATGACGTTCACAAAAACGAATACAACATTGTTAGAATTAGCTGAATCATTTAAGTATGCAGGTACGGTAGCTCATCAATCCGGATTAGATTTTGAAACAGCTTCGGCAGCTTTGGGCGTATTAGGTAATGCCGGTTTAAAAGGTTCTCATGCAGGTACAACATTACGCATGATGTTACTAAACATGATGAATCCAACCAAAAAAGGACAAGAAGCATGGGATATACTAGGTATTAGTCCCAAAGACAAAAATGGTAATCTTCGGAATCTCACTGATATTTTGAGTGATTTGCACAAAAAACAACAAAGCATGAGTTCCGGTGACTTCACAACATTAATTAATAAGATGTTTCGAGTTACTGCGGCTCCAGGTGCATTAGCTTTGATAAATAATGTAGAAGATGTGCAAAAAACCACAGAGCTTAATCGGCATTCAATGAACCTAGCATTCGACCTTGCTGACGAAAAGAAAAACACCATACAAGGTCTTTGGTATCAGATGACCTCGGCATTTACAGAAACAGGAATGCAAGGGTTTGAACAAATGCAAGGGGTAATCCGAGACTTTCTACAACGCATGATTGAGTTAATGAAATCCACAGAATTTGCAACTGCATTGAGAAATGCAATGGACATGTTCATTAAAGTATTAGATGTTATCGTTGATGTATTTAAAAAGATCATGTCTATTTGGAATTTCCTACCCAATTGGCTAAAAAATGGAATTGTATGGTTTGTAAAAGTTCAAATGGAATTAGGGATTATTGCTGGCATTGGACAAAGTATATTAAGTACGGCATTAATGATTCGCGGAGTATTCATGGGGGATTGGCTATCTAAATTCTTTTTAAAACCGCTATTTACCGCACTTACCTATATGGTACGTATATATAATATAGAAAAAAGCCGCCATAATTTAAGTAAAGGACAGGCTATTTTCAATGCGTTAGGTGGAGGTTTACTACATGGTGGAAGTAAAATTAAACAATGGTTTGTTGGAGGAGGCACAGTCGGTAATGTTGTAGCAAATAGTAATAATAAGACTATAAATACTCTCACAGAAATAGGCAATACAACATTATGGGGAGCAATAAAAGGGCTTGCACGTTTTTTCTTAACTAATCCAATTGGTTGGGGATTAAGCGCAGCTTATACAATCTATAAACTTGGTTCATATATATATCAAACACAAAGAATAACAGAAGCAGCTCGTCAAGCCAATGAAGCATGGGCACAAAGCTATCGTAATTTGAATATTGACAAGTTAAATCTATCCGATCCAGATGCCTTAATGATTGGAAATATGCGTATTTTCAATAATGAATTGTTAACCCAAAACGAGCGTATTGCACAGTCTACCGAATTATGGCATCGTTACTGGATAGAAAAGAATGGTCAAAAACAAAATGTAGACGATCAAACCAAATTCTTTGACACAGCCGCAGGTAGAGACCCGGAATTACTAAAACGATTAGAAGCCGCAGACCAATGGACAGGTGTAGATAAAGCCTTCCAGTCATTGTCCAGTGCACTAGGTATGAAACAGACTGTCAAAAAAGGTCTGAACGGCGAAAATTATTATGCGTATGAGTTACATGGCCGTACTTTAAGTGGAACGAATACAAATGTTTTTGCAAGAAACGGAGATATAAGCGAACAAGTGGCTGTCCAAATGATGCTGGCTCAATTAGCAGACCATAATTCTAAAGAGAATATGGCTTTGAGCAAATATCTTTTGCACAATGCCACTTCTGCTCGTAGTTCGGAAGATCTATCGAATATACTAAAGAATGCAGCAGATAGATTTATACCTAAGATGGGTAGTTGGGATTCTCGATGGGACTGGATTAGCACAGAAACATTCCATGATAAGATGACCGAAGGTGATGTACATCGCTCACAAGCATATATACGTCATCTAGCTCAAATTATGAAAGGAACAATAAGTGCATGGGATGATTACGCTTCAATTCTTAAAGATTTTGAGTCTGGAGAAACAATAGATCCAACAAGAACCCAGAAAGTATTACAAGGGTTATTTGGGCCGTTGTTTGATCCAACTAAAGGGCTATTTGGAACAGAAGGATGGTCAAAGCATGTACAAGATATTGTTAACAATCCGGGGAAATATAAACTAGAAAGTCAACAAGAAGCAATAGATTATATTACTGAAACCTTTGATAAGTTAGTTTCTTGGTATAACGATTTGTATTCCGGACATAAATCTTTGTTCGCTCCGTTCATAAATAGAATACCGATTCAAAATCTTCTTTCTGAAGGAGATGTTCTTCCTACGGGCGGTTTTTATGGTCCACAGAAAGAAGGTGATAAAGCGATTTTTGACGGGGCACAATATATAGCTAAAACAATAGCTCCATACGCTACTCCACAGTGGGTAGATAAAAGTGGGAAAATATATACCCCTAAAAATGCTAAAGATACATTTAAGTGGGACCCTACGACTGGTAACAAAGAGCAAGATTTAGCTTCCAGCCTTCATAACGGAGCCGACCAGTCTCAATATAGGAGTCATAATAATTATAATGCAGCTCCTAAGCAATTAATAGTACGAATAGAAAATCTAATGCACGTGGAGCATCAAACAATTGATATGACAGATGATAGACAAGTTGCGGCAATAGCAAACGTAAAACAAGAATTAGCAACCGCCTTGTTAGATGTAGTTCAAGATTTTAATGCAAATATGATGTAATATGAGTTTTATAAGCTCTACATTTTCTAATTTAACGATTAATGTTGGTAAAGGGCTGGCAAACACCGGTGTGAATGCCGCCTTTTATGCAGCTAATTATAGAAAAAGAGATGGACAATTGAAATTTATATCCAATAGAGGATATAGTAATGTATTTGTTTATGCAGCCAAAAGAACGATGATGCAAATGACTTTTGCTACCATCAACGATCTTTATCCCAAATATATACGCCAGTTGGACAGAAAGAATGCCACCGCAGCCTATCAGAAGAACCAAGGTCAAGAGCTTCAGAAAATCATAACGAACGGTCAGAAGGCAGATGAAGATACCTTTAATAAACAAGGGGTTGTATTAAAGTATCAGGGCAAACCTGCCAATGAAGGTTTACTTCTTTGGATTAAAAATGAAAGCGGCCAGGTTCAAACGGTTCAATTCAATACTTATTGGGATAAAATAAAAGGATTAAGTAATGAAGCTGCTGCCAGTTCATCACTTAACACTGCTACGGAAGTAAAGGTGCCAGGCGATCCTGTTTTCTTAGACTTAGGTGCTATAGTGCAAGCACAAAGTTCTAACAATCTTGTATTAACCAAGGTACAAGGAAGAGATTATTCACGTAAAGAATTGATTTCAGGAGGCGATATAAATTTTACTGTAACAGGAAAGATTGTTAGCAATTATCCGGATGTATATCCGTATGCAGAAGTTTCCAAATTTATAACATTGATGCAACATAAAGGAGTTATCCAGGTATTTAATCTCATGTTTCAACAGTTCAATGTGACACAAATTCTGATAAAAGACTTCAATATGGGGCAAAATGAAGGCTTTAAGAATGTTCAACCATATAGTTTTACATGTGTTGCCGTTGAACCGGATGACGCGGTTAATGTAGTGCAAGATACCATAAATGGAACAAACCTTGAAATCTCTCAAATGAAAAAACAAGGTTGGGCCAAAGTTCTTCTTGATAAGGTTAAAGCATCTGCTGCTAATCAAGCCGCTCAAATGATTGAATCATTAACTTCTAACACCATTTAAGTATGAAACTTCCAGAAGCAATAATTATAGATGGTAAAGAATGCCTTGATATATTGTGCTGTAAAATCCTAATATGGGAAGCTAATAGTGACGTTATAGAGATTAACGATCCAGATGAAAATAAATGCCTTGTTATCCGGGAATGTGAAAGCATTGAGATAAATGATACTTATAAGAAGCTTATTAATTCAGCTTCCGTCAGATTCCCAAGAGGAACCGTAATTAAACGCACTATAACTTCCGAGAACATAGAAAAAGAAGGTGCAACTACTGTTTATACAGAGCGTTTAATAGACGGTACAGTTGTAGAAAAGCGAAAAGGATATTCTACAGCCCAGCCGACTGATTTTAAGGTAGGACAACGTATCCGGATATATTTAGGCTATTATAAAGATAGAGGAAAGGTCTTCAAAAATGCGACCGAGAGACTTCAGGCAATGGAGAAAGAGGCATTTGTCAAGAACGTTCCCGATTTTGACGGTTATATCGTAAAATGCAGTGTAAGCACACCTATTGAAATCAAATGTGAGAATCTGGCAAGTGGGCTAAAACGAAAAAATGTCGTTAAATTAGGCCCAATGACTGTTACAGTAAACGATTTGTTGAAAGAGGGAGGAAAATACGATTTATTAAAAGGAACAGGGTTAAAATTGCATCCCAAAACAGCAGAAAGGGACATTAATATTGGCAAGATTCAGTTAACGGAAGATTTGACAGTTGCGGATGTATTAACAGAATGGAATAAATACGGGCTATATAGTTTTATTAGGAAAGATACAGATGGAACTCCTTATGTTATGGTAGGGCATACTTATTTATCAGGAAATGTTGCCAGCTCTATTTTAAATACAGATGGAAGTTCTGATACTCCTCAAATACAGTTTGATTATCATGTAGCCCAAGACAATTTAACTTTGATGAATTGTGATCCCCGATATTTAGCGGTCTCCGCTGAAGGATTCAAGTTTGAGGGTAACAAACAAATCAAGTATAATGTAACAGTTCGTTTAAATCCAGAATGGACCGGACAAAATGATACAGAACATAAGAAATTCCAAATTCTGAATGAAACAAAACTTAGCAAGAAATCCCTAAAACTTGGAGCTATCCCCAAATCAAAGACTAAGGATAGAGTAAACCTAAGTGCGTACAACGTTATCCCTTATGTATCATCCAAAATTGGCATTAGCGAGGACGAATTAATAAAAGAAGCCGAGGCATTTTTTGAAGGATATAATAGAAATGGCGTTGAGGGTAGTATTACTATCTTCGGAGATTTACACAGAACTAATTTAGGCATGAGGCATTTGGAATCTGGAATGAAAGTCGTTTTACTTGATAAACGCGAACCTGAAAAACAAGGTTGGTATCTTATTGAAGAAATCAACACAAAATTTGGTGTTAACGGTTTTAGGCAGACTTTAAAACTCCCCTACTGTATTGCCAAACCAGAAAAAGAACAAAACTATGGCAGATAAAATTACAAGCGATTTAAGCGCAAACAGTGCTATTTATGATGCTATACGACAAATTGCATTTCATAAATTGGTAAACCCACGAAATAACGTTATAAAAAACACAGCCAAAATATCTGGTTTTGTTGTTAAAATACATACAGATGGAGAACTGTGCGGAACTGTTGATGTACAGGAATATACTCATACACTTACAGACAAACAGGCTATTGATGACGGGCTTCCAGTTGGTTTACATGAAGGCGTATATCTTTCAGCCATTCAAAATAATGAAAATGGTTTAGTGGTTATCCCCTATCTTTATTCGGATGTCGTAATAACAACAGACCCTGAAACATTACGCGAATATGTTATTCAATACTCTCATGCAGACACAATACAAGTAGACGCGCATAACAAAGTAATTATTGGAGCAACAGAAACAAAAGAATGGGAAGATTCAGAGGATACTCCAGATGTAGATGAATTGGAAAAGACAGGTGTTCATGCTCACACGACTTATACCCCTGTTTCGATATTGTCGGAAGTTGCTAAAGGAGAAGGAGAAAGTGATAAAAGTATATTCAAAATAACCGCTGATGATATTTTATCCCAACATGATAAAAGTCAAATACTTCTTGATGCCCAACAAATTTTGGCAAAATATAATGCAAAAGAAATTATAATCAAAGAAGATGGAGTGTATTTGGGTAGCGGTAGTGCCAATGAACCAGCAGTACTTGGAAATCAATTAGCAACTTTATTGGTTGACTGGCTAGGAGCATTATCTCAAATGATGACCCCAACTATGATGGGACCTCAACCTCCAGCTAATTTGGCAAAGTTTGTATCCCTTCAAGCAAAAGTTAACTCCTATAAAGCATCTATATCAGGATTTTTATCAAAAACCGTAAAAGTGGCAGAATAATGGCAAAGTTAAATGAAGGTATATCACAAATTAAGAAAGGTAGTGCATTGGAAACAATGTACAATCGACTCTTAACAGGGATGGAACAAGCTTCACACGAAACACTTCCAGATTTTACAGGTTCGGATTATGTGGATGGTTATGTCGTGAATGAAGAAAAAATCAATCTTGAAATACATGAATATGAAAATATAACCAGAAAGAACTCTGCATATCTATTAGCAAATACTATTATAAGTAGTTTAAGCAGTGAAGAAGGCGGCGGAAGTGGCACCGGTGGGTTTGTTTCCATAAATGGTGACTCTATGGCCGGTTTATTAAAGGCATTGTATGGTTTTACAGCCGGAGACAATGGAATAAAAATATTGGATGTTTACCAAACGTCCGAAAGTAATCCACAAGAGCGAAAAAATATAGTTTCTATTAACGGTGAATTGCATCTCCCCACACATGGATTATACATTAACGGTTGTAATGTTATAAGTTATGATAATGATATAATCGCATTAAACGGCGATGTTATTTGTAGTGGATATATTAGACTTGGAGATTTAGAAATATCCAAGGATGGCATTAGCTATCAAGGAAACGAGTTTTATCATTCTGGGAATTCAAATAAAGAAGATGTAAGCTGGACCATGAAAGATGGAACGGTTGCCGGAAACTTGTCTGTAAAAGGTACAAGCACATTCCAATCCGGCATTACCGCTTTGTATGGTGTAGATTTGGGATTTGATAATACAAGTGTATTGGTTATTTCGGCCAAACGGTTAGCTCAATTAACAGGGGATTTAAATATTGTAACAGGAGGCATAAAATTTGATGATAATTACATTATTCATGTCAAGAATAACAATGTTATCTCATTTTCTGCATCTAACAAAATATTAAATTGGGGAGACGATAATACCAAACAAATTAACCTGCAAACCAGTATTTATGATGATGATGGTGAATATGAAATGATTTCAAAATTTGGTTCTGCATATTTTCCAGAATCATTTAAGGCAGGGCACAATTTAGGGAATATATTGATTGAAACATATAAAAAATCGTCTGAAGATTCTGGTGTTATATTCAGACGTTATATTAGATTAAAATCAGAAGATGGACCAGGATTTTACAGTGATGGTGATAGCGTATTTGTTGAAGCTCCATTTAAATATAATAAAGTAGCTGATGACGATACAGTACAAATCTCTGAAATAATAAAATCATCATTTGGCTATGTAGAATCGTTAAGTTTATATGCCCCATTAAATCGAAAATCATCCAGCTTAATGTTTTCTACAGATGCTGATTTTTTTGTTTTTGACAAACCGATTGAAGGAAAAAAATCAATTGGAATAGCAGATTCTAAAACCCGCCTCCTCCCCAACGAGCTATTCTTTGATGATTCAATCTATTGGTTGGCTTTAGATAATGGAGTTAAGCACTATGGTAATGCCTATTTTGTCAACGACATAGGTTCTGTCACTTTTTCCAGTGGTTTTGCCGGAAATGGCTGGGGTATCATTCAAAACAAATTGACCGGCAACACCAGTGCAACATTTGATGATCTGACAATTCGTAAAAAAATGAGAATATACGAATTGGAAGTGCAGAAACAATCAGTGACTAACGGGTCTTGGTGGGTCAGCGATGCCTGTTCCGGAGACTTAGTAGAAGAAATATCATAATGTCTGTATATAAATACAAGAAATATAAAATTTCTCTCCAGTCCGATTCTAAAAAGACACAAGGATTACGGACTGGGGATATAGTTAGAAGACAATATTTTGATGGAAAGAATCTTATTTATTCGTTAATGTGTGTATTGGATTATGGAATAGATAAGACTGTAGATTCTAATACAAATGATATTGTCGAAAAACAGTATTTCATTGGAGCACTGTTAGAAGGCGATGTGCCTAAAACAGAAGAAATCTTAGACTTTGCCAGAATTACCAATCTGTTTGATATAAATAGATCTGGAGCCATATATTTAACTGGGTCTGACGATAATGCCCCATATATGGATGTGATTGACGGTATTGGACGCAATGAGAGTTTATGTTGGCCTTCAAATATTGCAACTCCTGATTATGAAGATTCCGAATCACAATATATAGTACGAGGAACAGAAGCAGTAACCACTGATTACATACTATCAGAAGCGGACAATAATCGCATTTGTCATTTTAAAAGAAATGACGCTATATATTACGGTTTCATTGGTCTACAACAAGATTTCTACAAATATGTTCAAAACCCCAACCGCGTTCTTATTTCATATAAGATCAAAGCCAATAAAGCTGTCAATTGTAAAGTTTCATTAGAATACCAAGATGGAACAAGAACAGATGGAGAAGAAACCACTTCTATTACAACAGATTGGCAATATAAGTTGCACACAATAACTGTCGATTATTCTGGACGTTATTTGCGAACAGTAAAACTGGATTTAAGTGAGATGTCTCCTTCAGATGAAGTTTGGGTGTCGGATTTCAATATCATCTTACTGTCTAGTGTTGCTAACTTTGGCGATGCCAGTAAAATACGTGTTGGCAAATTGAATGGAATAACAGATCCGGTATTTGGTCAATTAGAAGGATATGGAGGTTACTTACAGAAACTTTTTACTTCAAAATCTGCTCATATTTCTGGAACATTAACTGCTGGTGATGAGAATGGTTTTGCTGCAACTTTTTATGCCGGAAAAATTCATAGGAATGTATTCGTTAATTCTTTAGATGTTAATTTTACATCTGCAATTACTATTGACACTCAAATAGAAAACCCTACTGGAATCGGCAATGTATATAGTGCCTCTAAAATCATAAGCATGATAGCCCAATCTGAAGAGTGGTTCGCGCAACATATCGGGAAAAAATATACATTCTCTTTTTGGATATATGCGGGGCAAGCATGTCAATTATCTATTTTACAAAATGATAAAGCAATAGGAACCGTTCAAATACCTATTGCTAACACGAATATATGGTCTCGTAAAAAGGTAACATTTGAATTACAAGCTCCGAAACAGGCAGAAGAAGCATTGGTTCTATCCATTGTCCCAACTTTTGATACCTCTGATAATGCAGGAGAATCAATATTTTATTTTTCTTCACCACAATTAGAGGCAGGAGAACTAGTCACACAATACCAACCTACTGACACTATACTTAATTACACAGAGGATTATGGAGCTTGGTTTAATCGTGGTGGCATTGGTGGGACCATCCAGAACCCATTGCTTCAATTAAATTTTGACGGAGAAGGCAGTATTGGTACTCGTAGTAATTCTGTATTAATCAAAACAGATGGTTCTGGTCATTTTGCCAATAAAAATATTAAATGGAATAAAAATGGCGATGTAACATTTGGCAAAAATGTGACAATGACTTGGGATAACCTTGACCAGTCTGTAAAAGACGAATTAGTCAGTAAGTCTATTCGTATTGTTGGAACTGATACCTTTACTCTTTTAGGAGACTTAACAGGAGCCGACCCTGTTACTAATCCGGCAGACATTACCTTAACGCTGGAAGAAGAGAACCTACAGTCTACTTCCAGTCAACGACAATGGTATTATTTACAAGGATATGATTATATACCGTTTGAAGGAGAAAATGGAAAGACATTAACAATATGGCCTTTTGAACCTTATTGGGATAATGGTAACTCGCTAACAGTTCGTTGTATCGTGAAATTTAGTGATGAAGAGTATTCCGCTACATTCACAATACGGAAACAATATATAGTGGGCTATTCACTTGAAATTACTTCCAGTCAAGGAGTATCATATAAAAACAATAGTTGTCAAACTGTTTTAACCGCTAACGTCTATTATCAAGGTAAACTAGTTGATCCGGATTATGTAGCTAAAAACTACATATTCAAGTGGACTAGGTATCATCTTCCTGATATGGAAAATGAAGTGATTGATTGGTGGAAAGAACAAAGAGATAATGAAGGCAATATAGTACAACAAGAAATTGATAGATCAAAACCAAGTATCACATTAAATTATGGAATATCAGGACAAGACTGTTTTATGTGTGAACTTCTAAACGGTAACATGTTCCCGTATGAATTCCCTTTAATATTTTAAGTATGGCGGCAGAACAAGAGCAATCCCCTAACCTGCTTGATTTTAATAATAAGCAAGAAAACAATGGAACTAATAACCGTGGACGTTTAACAGCTCACGAATTTAATCAATTGATAAATGCCGTAAACAATAACTCAAATGACACCTTTTCTTTCAAAAAACAAGTAGGTAATCTTTCATTTGATGTAATTGAAAATGAAGAGGCTTTTGAACAAATCGAATCCAAAGAAGAAAATACCGTTTATTTCATACTTGAAGAATGATACAGATAAATGGCAAAGATGTCAGTCAAATAAGAGTTGGTAACAAAATAGTTACCGCAGTTTACATAGGGGCAAAATTAGTTTGGCAATCTATACGCTCCTGCTTTGGATCTGGTTTCTGGATTAACTCATCTCCTTGGAAAAATGATGAAGGCTGGAAAAACTAACAAATTTTTTTAAATTACGCTTTACAAAAAATAATTAATT